AGGCAGGCCCTGGAACCCGCCCTACCAACCAGGGCCGGGCCTAGACAAGAAGCCCCTGAGCGCCTGGGCGGCAGGAGCCGGGCTGGGCGCTGTGCTGCCCAAAGACAGCGACATGCTGCCGTATCTGTTCCCACGCGGAATCACCTACAATCCGTCTGACAAAGACGGCATCGGGGCGGGCGACACGCTCAACATGCGCGAGCTGCCCATTGCCCTTCAGCTTCCTGACTGGAACCACTGGTTGCCGCGCATTGCCCCTATTGACGCCTGGGGCGACACGTTTACGCAGAGCGCCTTTGCCCGGTTCTATGATGGGAACGGCCCAAGCCGGTTTGGCAGCGCCAGCCTGCGCGCTGCCCTGAGCAACCCCGACGCAGGCTACCATGCGTTTATCACAAGCGCCCCTGGCGCGGTCTTGCCGCAGATGCTGGGGGCATGGAGCGGGCAGGATTACAGCGATTTTATCCATGCGCGCGGGGCGCAAAGCGACGGCACGGCGTTGTACCAGGAGGGGATGGAAAGCACGGCGCAGTGGCTGCTGGTCAAAAACTGGGAGATGATGCAGGAATATAACCTAGAGGGTAATGCCGGGCTGATTTATCCGACCGCTCCGGGCGCGGGGGCGCCCGGAGAAAGCCGCTCGTGGCTGTCTGAAGCGGCCTTTCTGGTCTCGCCTGCTTTTGTCGGCGTGCGCGAGGACGGCAGCCTGTTTGGGCGCGGGAAATACGAGTATTTGACGAACGCGTGGTACGCGGTGCAGATGGTGCTCAACAGCGGCAACCGGCACCGCAACGGGTTTCACCCGGTGGACTTTGGCTATGCGATTGGGCGCACGGGTGATCTGTACCAGGCGACGGGCGCGCCCTCGCGCCTCCGCATGACCGCGATGCTGATTAAGGCCATGCAACAAAGCGACACGGACGGGACGCTGAACACCACGACAGGCTGGTTCCCGCACTTTGCCGGGGACGTGCGCTTTTTTTACTGGCACGCCGGCATCCCGGAGCCGGGGCTGAGCGCGGCAACATGGGCACAGATTGCGACGGCTGTGGCTGAGGCGCAGTTTGACAAGATGCAGCAGTTTACGCCTGCCGAGTGGCGCGCCAGCGCGCAGGGGCAGGGGCAAATCCTATATGGCGGAGACAGCCTGGAAAACATGCAGCGCGAGACATTAGTTGACCTGGCACAAGTGGGCGTTGACCCCGGCCTGCTGGCACAAGAGGCGGATTGGGATAAGACGATTTGGCCCGGCTTTGGTGGGGAGAGCCTCAAGCCCTAACGCTGCCAATTGGCGAAGCGAACCAGCCTAGCCTTGATTAAGGCCAGGCTGGTTACATCAAGTGCTGAAAAACCCGAGATCGTCAGCTACCGCGACAAAATCAGCGTTATGCCACCGAAACTCTCGTCCATCACTGGTGTCAATCATTCGGCCCCGCCTTTCTGCGCAGCCTTCTGCCGCCGTGCCCGCGCGAACGCCGTGTCTGCCGTCTCCAGTATGCTTTGGGCGGCGCGGACTGCCTGCGGCCGCTCTGCCTCCTGAACAGCCGCAGGCAATATCTTTTCTATTTTCTTTTTTATTCCCTTTTCTATTATAGCGCCGTTTTTGTCGTTAGTTGACGACGTTTTTGTCGTAAGCGGGGGGCTATCTTGTGACGTTTTTGTCGTTAGCACGTCGTCAGTCTTGGGGTAACTCACGCCGTTTTTGTCGTTAGCTGGCCGGATATGGCGACGGCTTGTTGCCCCCGTGATGAGCACGATCCGCAGAGTTTCAAGTTCGGTAATGGCTCGCTGCGTCTGCCGCTTGCTGACGCCAATCCGTTCGGCTATGTAGTCATCGGAGGCATAGCAGTACCCGGCCTGGTGCGAGAGGCACACAATAAGCCCGTACAGCAGCTTGGCGGTCTGGCTTATGTCCTTGCGTGACATGAGGCTCAGTGGTACTTGGATGTACGGCGCATCGGCCTTTTCATGCAAAGGTTTTTCGCGCGAAACAGGACGGCTCATTTTTTGCCCCCTGTCTTTTTCGGCCACGCGATTAGCAGCAGTTCGCATGCGATATTGGGTGTGCGCTTGCGTTTATCGGTCACAAGCAGCCTGCCGTTCGAGCCATCCTCATAAACATAAATACGCTTGCCAAGCGTCTCTACAACAGCCGCGATCAGGCCCGGCAGGTTGGCCTCGGTAATATGCACGTTATCAGGCACAACCCATTCGGCAGTTGTGGGTACAGTGGATATTTTGCTCATTCTGCCGCCTCGCTTTCCGCGTGTTTTGCAAAGCGCTCGGCAACGGCAAGACATTTTAGGCAGTCTGCCCTGTCCATGGGTTTATCCCAGGCTACCAGCCCCCAGAACGCCCCTTTGCACAGAGTTTCGCCGGGGCTGCGGGCAATGCGCCCGATTTTGATTGGGTCTACGACAACCAAGTGGATGCCCCCGCCACTACGCGCGCTTTCGCGCGGGCTATAGGCATAGGCGGTTTTTGTGGCGAACGGCAGGAGCGAGCGAAGATGGGCAGACAGGATTTCCAGCCGCGCATGAATAGCCCTGCGCCGGTCATATCCGCGTGTGCAGCGCATTTCTGCCGCAAGCGCGGCGACGGTGGGGGTTGACGTTTCGGACGTGGCGTGGTAAGATTCGGGCATCGGCAGTGCGCCTCCTATGCGCATTGTTGCTCAATTTGAGCAGAGGCCCCGTTCGTCGTGTCCAGCGACGGCGGGGTTTTCGTGTGTGGTTTATTTGGCTTGTGAGTGCTTGCCAGGACATTGTTGCTCTCAGTCCCGGCCTCGTGAGCAACTCGTGCGGAGATATAATTTAGTATACAACATCCATTGCGCAAAGTCAACAATGCTGCAATCCCGCGTTGCGTCTCATTTCATCGTTTCAACAATGCCGCAATGTACCTTTGGATGTCCGAATGCCGCCATGCCCCACGCCTCACCGGACGTATATACCGCCCCACTGAGCCGGGCTTGCAGGCCAGAAGCTGCGCGGCTTCCTCGCGTCCGACAAGGCGGTCGGCGGGGGCAGGCAGGCGCGAGGACAACATATCCGACAATCGCTCCATAGCCGCCACCGCCGTCCCTTCGCGAGATTGTTGCAATGGGACAATAACTCTGCCGTCTCCGTCATTGCTCAATTGCTGTAATGGCGCAACACTGGCACTGGCGAGGAACGCACGGGCTGTTTTGGGCGTCACAATGCCTGCGTCTTGGGCCTGGACAAGCCGGGCAAACTGCCCCTCAGCCTCGGCAGGGTAACGTACGCCTTTGACCCCGGCCACCTTGACGGCTCCGACGTATTCCGCCACGCCGGGCGTTTCGGCAAACCCGCGCAGGCGTCCGTAGGCCACGCCCAGCCGCTCGCTGATTTCCTTGAGCGTCAGTAAATCAGCGGGGGGCTGCTCAGCATTGCGAGATTGTTGCAATGGAGCAATATCTGTTGGGGGCGGGGCAATATCTGTCATTGTAGTTTTTCGGCAATTGGACAATAGGTTTGACGGGCGTGCCAGGCGTCTACCCCTGCCGCGCAGTTGACATAATCAGGATTATTAACCACCAAACACCGCGTGAGATGGCCCAAGCCCGCCCCGTTCGCCCGACCTGCGCCCTGTCTACCACTCTTACCAGGTGTCTACTGTAGACTCTGGCTGCGATGGACACGCCAAAAGACCGAGAACAAACGGCTGTTCTGCCTCGTGCTTATTAATTGCACGTCCAATACACGTCTAGACACGCCAATGCACGCCGCGTTTAGACGTGCAATAACCCCTTTACGGCAAGCAGTTCGGCGGCAGGGGGTATTTCGCGCAGAATGTGGGGGCGGAGGCGCACGTCGCGGGCCGCGAATGACAAGGGGTGGGGCCGGGCGAAAGGCTAGGGCGTAGGCGGCGAGGGCCAGGGCAAGCAGGAGAGCGGGCAACGGCTTCATAAGGTATAATTCCGGTTATGGATGCAACCAACTTAGCAGCACCGAGCAATCTTGTACGCCCTGCCGCGCAAGAACTCATAAAAGACCTGGCCGGTTACGCAGGATTACTTGCCTCAGTGCAAATCAACACGTTTTTAGCCGAGAGGATGCGCACGGATAACCCGGCGCTTGACAAACTCATCACAGCCATCCAGTGTGATGACTGGTACTCTGCCAGCGAGTTGCTGCCTCTGTAGGCGAGTCGCTGCTGCACGGTTAGCGGCGGTTGCCTTTGGGCGTGCCGCCTAGCCTGGCTTCTGCTTCGCGTCGCCTAACTTCTGCTTCGCGTCGCCTAACTTCTGCTTCGCGTCGCCTAACTTCCATTTGGCGCTGCATCTCCCTCTCTTTTTGTTCGCGCTCGGCAATGCTGGCAATCTGAGCCTGCTTCGCCAAAAATGCTTTCCCATGCGGCGTATCGCGCATCAGGTTGGTAAGGCGATGGACAATCAGCAGGTAATCATAAGTTGCCAGCAAATCCTCTAAGACCTCATCAAGTTCCGGGTGATCCGCTTTGGCTTCGGCCCGCGCCGTTCGAGTTTCTTCGGGGCTGAGGCTGCCTTCGTAAAAGTGATAGTCCGCGTCTTCCCGGCTCTCAAAATCGCGCTTTGCGTCCGCCCACGGCTTTTCCGGCATTACAAACCTTTCACAAAAACTTGGGTGATTATTTTTTTGCTTGCGGTATCAAGAACTGTTAAACTGACAAGGTTTGCCTCTGCCGAAACAGTGGTTGACACAAGATCACTTGGATCATCAAAAGTAGGTGTTGTGCGAAAAGTAATCTCGCTGTCAGTGTTGCTGTAACCTGCCAATGTCACTCCAATCACCAACTCAATATGCTTACTTAATGCCTCGGCCTCTAGGGGTTCCATTGGCACAGAAACGGACAAGTGCTTGTTGCTGGTCTTTGCGTCTAAGGCGTTCCAGACGGCTACAGGCCACGCGGATTGATTACGAAAGTCCAAAACGAATGTGAGAAAAGAAGCCTTACTCACTGACACATTAGCGCCGCCCGCTGTTGTGCCGTTATAGCTTCCTAAATCTTTATAATCCTGCCGGATGGCAATACTTGTGGCCCCTGACGGAATAGACTTGCGGTCATCGCTATACTGTTGCCATCCTCCCAAAACGCTCAATGTTTTGGTGGCAATGTCGTACTTATAGTTTTTGTCTGTTTCCGGCTGCATTTCGGCGATAAAATAAATGACCTTTTTGGTGTCAAACGCTGGCGGCAGCCGTTTTTGATAATCTGTATCGGTCTCAAACTCGCTCTTTTCTGGGGGTTTGCTCTTGCTGATAAAGTCTAAAAAGAACGTTTTGGTGTCTGCAATAGAAAGGCCCGGCGTAACAGAAGGGGCCTTGGTAGGCGCGGTGACAGGTTTTTTGACTGATGGTTTAGCGTGGAAGGCTGTTTTTGCTTTTGGCGGTGCATCTGTTGCCGCCACCGCAAGCATTAATCCTGCCGCCAATAACACTATTGCTTGTCTCATGCCGATATCCTCTCTACCATGCGCGCGAGGTCGTGTCGGTTCTATGCTTGTTTTTGGCCTTCTGAAATCGTCGGCACAGCAAGTGACGTGCCGACAATCCCCACTTTCACACCATTGGCATTCCTGAGCGGCTCCGTCATGCACCGCCAGGCTGTCCCGCGCACGGTAGTTGTCCATTCCAGGGGGCCGTCGCTTGCCAGCACCATGCGAACTTTTTCGAGGAAGTCCGTCTCGCCTTTGTACACATCCCAAATGCGCAGGCCGACCGCCTCGCCGGGAGAAATGTCCGCTTGCTTCAAGCCCTCCCCCTCGGACAGCAGAAAGCGGCCCTCCATGTCCAGTGTCCAAATGACGGCTTCGGCGAGGGCGACACGCAAATCGCGGGCGCGCACCTCGCTGGTGAGTCGGGTGGCGCGCATCCGCATTTCTCGCTGTGTCACCATAATTTCTCGCTGTGTCACCGGGGACGGGCTGTCGGCGGCTTGCGTGGGCGGGCTGCTGGTTGTTTGCTGCTGGATGGCGTTTTCTGCGTTGTTGTTGGGTAGCGCCGCCTCCAAAATGCGTAGTGCTGTGTCCATGTGGGGCGGGGTCTGACCGTCCAAATAGTTATAGATCGGATGCTCGTGCACCATATTCGATTGGCGCTGGGATTGAGACTGCTCGCGGACAACTTTGTAGCCCTTTGGGACGTAGCCTGCCGCCACAAAAGCATCGCGCCTGTCCTGTATAACATCTAACCTAACCAGTGTAGTGGCGATACGCTCAATAGTTTCGTGGTCGGGACGAATGGGTTTTCCGTTCTTGCCGCTGTTGAGCAGGCGCAATACGTTAGGATACAAAATGCCTGTCTCAGTAGACAATTGCGCGGCAGTAACACCCGCCTGCTCCATTCGTTTTTTGACCCAGCCCCCGAAGTCCAGCGGCTCTATTTCAGGCGTGTCTACCAAAGCTGTCACCATATATTTCGTCCCCAATTACTGTTGACACCGAATGTACCCAAAAGTTGCGACATATCGTAACGAACGAAAAGGGTGCTATTTGCGAAATACCGTGAAATGTGCTATCATGGCAAGATGAACTTTGGAACACACCTCAAATATCTGCGGCTTGAGGCAGGGCTTTCCGTTCAGGAAGCGGCGCGCAAAGCGGCCATTTCCCCCTCGTACTGGTACGATTTAGAGGGGCGCGGCTTTGAGCCGACTCTGAGCAAAGCTCTGCGCATCGCAACCGCATTGGGCGTTGACATAGATACCCTGACAAAATGTGTTAACCAGTAGCCAATTGCAGCCTGAAAAAAGCCGAATTATTTTTTTGAGTATTTTGTTATCGTTGTGCGATATATCGTAAATTGTGGTATATTAACCCTGTAGCCAAACGAACCGCACAGGGAGACAGACAAATGCCCGCCATGATGCCAACCCGAACCATGCTCACCTCAAAAACCTTACTGGACACCGACACGCAGAGCGCCGTGCAGTCAGTGCATGGCGCCCAGGATAACGCACGGGAGATATTGGACACGCACACCGTGACTGCGATCCGCCTGACCCGCGACGAGTGGGGGCCGCGCACGTCGTACCGCTTTGACAAAAACGGGACTGATGACATCGGCGGGCAGACGGTGGCGATTGTCAAGCACGAAACCACGGCGCACGGGCGCCAGTGCTGGCTCATAGACACCGCGCCCGCCGCTGAGCATGGCGAGTGGGATTACCGCGAGGCGGCGCAGATGTACCACGCACGCATGACGCGCATGGACGCCTGCTACGATTGCGGACGAGTCCAGTGCGTTTGCGACACGAACGCGGAGGCAAACTAGCATGGAAACACTGACATTTTACGGCGACGCTCAGCTCAAGAAAACTTATCTCGCACGGGCAAAAAAGCACCGGGAGGATGACGATTTTATAAAAGGGACTTATGGCAAGGCGGTCGGGGCGACTGGCTGGAAAGGGTGCGCCATCGGCTGTCTTGCGCATTCCGGTACTAACAGCCATGAGGCGCTATCTCGGCAAATTGGCATTCCTTTATGGCTGGCTTATCTCATTGATAGCTTGTTTGAGGCGCTGCCGGAAGCCAGTGCAAAAATGTTTCCGGCAAGATTCATAGAGGCTTTGCCTGTGGGCACAGACCTCACCATTGTTTACCATCAGTTTTTGCATTGGCTGTTGGTTGACCCTGCCGGGGGTGTGATTCGGTTTGTTCAGGGGGACATTGATGAGCAGCAACGCAAGGCTATTGAGGGCGTTGCCAGCCTGCATTTGCAGGCGATTAACGGCGAAGCCGTTTCTGCTGCGGCGTGGGCGGCGGCGAGTGCTGCGGCGTGGGATGCGGCGAGGGATGCGGCGTGGGATGCGGCGAGTGCGGCGGCGAGGGATGCGGCGAGTGCGGCGGCGAGTGAAAAACTGCTTGAGTTGCTTGCCGACAAAACGCAGAAGGGCAAGAATTAACATGAGCAACACCTTTCAGGGCGGCTGTCATTGCCAAAGCGACAGGAATAAAACAGTGACAACCCAAACCATCATGCCCCAAACCCTCGCCGTGCCCAAAGAAGCAAAACCCAAACTAATAAAACCCAAAGCAGGGCCGGACTTTTACACCGTGCGGCCCGACGGGACGGCCACGGTGACGAGCGGCACAAGCTGCAGCACATACAACCTCATTTGGGGGACGTGCAACGACCCTGGCGGGTACTGCGTGCAGGATTGCGGCTGCTACAAAGGCGCGTTTGGGCGGGCGACATTGGCTCCAGACTGCCGCCATGCCCGGAACCTTGCCGCCCTGCTCCCCGGCCTGATGCAAGCGATTGACGCAGCAAAGGCAGCCCTCCCTGCGGGCACGGCCTCGGCTGAACTACGTTGGGCAAGCGGGCCGGGGGCAGGCTGCCCGTTGTGCGGCGGGCCGGCGTGGACGGCGTGGATGTTTTGCGGGGCGGGTGGATACCAAAGCCTGCGCGCCTGCGGGTGCGGCGAAACGGGGGCAGCGTGATGCAAACGACCCCACAAACGGCAAGGCAAACAGGCAGAGGCGATGAGGGCTTTATTCGTGTGTGCCGTCTGTGCAAAGAGATGTTTGCAGCCTCTCACCGGGGTTCCTGGTACTGCGGCGATACCTGCCGAGAGGCGGGGCAAGCTGCAAACCGGGCAGAGGTCAAGAGGCGATATGCCAGCAAGCACCCGGAGCGGTGCCGGGCGGCACGCGAGGCTTGGCGCAGGCGCAACCCGGACAAAGCGCACGCATTGCACCGAGCGCAGTATGCAGCTCATGCGGAGCAAAACCGTGCGGCGAGGCGCAGCCTCTACTCCCGGCATGCCGCCATTGCCCTGGGCAAAAGCGTGTTTGGAAGGGGGTTTTTGCTTGTGCGGCAGGAAGGGCCAAGCGGAGAGCGTTGGTGCGCGATAGCCCTCACTGCCGAGGACGCCCCCCGGAGGCTGCTGGCGCGCGGGGAACACTGCGTTGCCACCTACAAACAAGTGGCCGGGCACTGGTGCCTCTTTTGTCCGCCGACGGCGAATGCCGCGCTCCGTCTGCTCGCCGCGCGGCTAGTTGGGCAGAAAACCGCACGGGGGCGCGCAGTACAGGCGGGTGGGGCCTTTCGCGAAGGGGGCAAAGTGGCAACATGAGCCATGTAAACAAACAAAATGTGAGCGACACGGATAAACGGATGCTCCATACCGGCACGGCAGAAATTATCAACACGGCAGAAATTATCAACACGGCAGAAATTATCAACACGGCAGAAATTATCAACACGGCAGAAATTATCAACACGGCAGAAATTATCAACACGGCAGAAATTATCAACACGCGCGATCCGAGGCTGGCTAACGCCCTGCTTGTGCTGGAGATACCCGGCGAGGCGGCTGTGGCCCTGCCGTTTGCCGACATGTGCCGCACGATCGGCGTGTATGTCCGGCAGGCAATGGCAGGCGAGGCAGAGGCAGCAGGAGTGGAGGTTGATGCTAATGCCCGTGCGAAGCCCCCGTTTCCGAAAGCGGCGACGTGGGCGGGACCTACGCCCACAACATACACTGGACAACGGAGGGGCCGAAATGAGTCTCGCAACTTTTTACACCCAATCGGCAGGCCGTATGTCCAATGGGCACCGCTTTAATCCATGCGCGCTGGCCTGCGCCTCGCGCGTGTATCCGCTCCATAGCCGGTTAAGGATTGTGGCGGCGAACGGCAGGCGCGTGATTGTCACCGTCACTGACAGGACGGCGCGAGGGCGCACAAACTGCGATTTGACGCCTTTAGCGATGCGGCGGCTTTGCCCTAACTACAAGCGCGTCGGCGTCCTGCATGTCCATATCCACAGACTGAGAGGCAATAGATGAGCAATCCCCTTCCTCGCTATTTAGCCCAGCAACTAGACGACCGCGCCTATGACCTGCACGAAACTGATTATCACTCAGCCACAGCCAGATGCCTGTACCAGGACGCAGAGCCAGACGCTTTGGCAGAGATAGTTTACAACGACGCCCTGGACAGCGACTTTGACCCCGGCCCCAACTGGCTGGGCGGGTTGTTCCTGGCCGTGGCGTTTGCGGCGGGCTGGGCTGGGTGCTATTTGTGGACGACGCTGGTGGGAGGACGTTAAACAAGTGCTCGCGGCCACTCACCCCTATGCTCATTGGACACTCATTCAGCATGGCCCGAAGGACTGGCAGCTTGTCAACCCCGCCCGCAGTGACCAAACCCTCTACTGGTATCCAGACGGCAGGGTAGGGGCGTCTTATGGCACGGGCGAGTTAGTCCCCCTTGGCGCAAGGCTCAGGGGCGAGCGTGGTGACAGCATGGCACAGACGCGGCGGGACAGGGCAGAGGTGGCTTTGATTAAAGACATATTCCGGCAGGCTTTGGGATTGAGGCGTGACTATGACAGATACTAAAGCGCAGATGACAGACGCCAAAGAGCGGCCCCTGCTGATGCAGGGTGACATGGTACGGGCAACCCTAGCTGACATCAAAACCCAAACCCGGCGCGTGATAAAGCCCCAGCCGGACTTGATTTCTGAGGGCTATCCTTATCGTCATGCACCGGACGAACCTGAGGGCTACGACACAGAGCGCTATAAGCGCATTCCGTGTCCCTATGGGCAGGCGGGCGACAGGCTTTGGGTGCGCGAGAGATGGCGACCGTCAGCGCGGTTGGAGCGATTTTATGAGATTGAATACCCGGACGGCACGACGCGCGAGGCAGACGCAGGCTGGGAAGGCCCGTCGCCGTCGCTGGATGGTGCTATTTATCAGCCGCGATGGAAACCCTCCATCCACATGCCGCGCTGGGCATCACGCCTGACCCTGGAAATTGTCAGCGTGCGCGTGGAACGGGTGCAGGACATCACTGAGCACGACGCACTCGCCGAAGGCGTTGACACGAACGGCGGCGAGGACTGGCCCTTGTATTGCTTTGGCAAACTGTGGGACAGGATCAACGCAAAGCGCGGGTTTGGCTGGGCTGAAAATCCTTGGGTGTGGGTGATTGTGTACCGGAGGCTCGCCCCATGCAAACCTCCCCATGACAAACCTCCCCATGACAAACCTCCCCATGACAGCCCCCAAAGTACGCCGCGTGCGTCCTGGCTGGATGCTGAAACCCGGCAGCCGCGCGGCGTGGGCGAGAGGCTGCAAGTGCTTTACCATCCCGGCCCTTGTGAGTGAGGGCAAGCTGGAGCACCAGGCGCAGTGCCCGCTGAAGAAAAACGAGACTGACAGAAAACCGGAGGAAACGACATGAGCCGAAAACGTGACATGTCTAGTGATATTTCCCATGATGAGCGCATTGCCGAGCTTTCCGAGTCTGAGCAGGGATACCTCGCCGTCGCCCTTTACATGATGGCAATTCCCCAAGCTGACGACTGGGGGCGGCTCCCAGGCAGCCCGCGCGAGTTTAAGATGCTGGTTTGCCCCGGCTTTGACACGCCAAAGCAAGAAATTGACGCTGTGTTAAGCGAGATCGCACGGCTGGGACTCTGGGATCGCTATGAAGTCGGCGACAAACAGTATATTGCCTTCCCGCCCGACGCATGGTTCAAACGGCAATCCTATATCAATATCAGCAAGCGCACAAACGATAAAGGCTCACTTTACCCGCCTAACCAGCAATTCTTAGAGTATTCTGCCTCCCAAACAGCAGAGAACGGCAAGGAACAGCAAGCATCGGCAGAGAACGGCAAGGAACAGCATTACACGCGCGTGTCTCCTACTCCTTCTCCTACTCCTTCTCCTACTCCTTCTCCTACTCCTTCTGTAAGAGAAGACCCCCCTAACCCCCCCGGGGGGGGAACGGCCCCTGCGGAGCCGGAGTGTACAGTTGTTTCACACGCAACCCCGGAACAAGAACCTGTGAAGGTGCGAAGTTCTCTGCTGCTTCGCTTTGATGCGTTTTACGGCGCCTATCCCAAGAAAAAGCACCCTGCGGACGCTGAGAAAGCGTGGGTGAAACTAAAGCCCGATGCCGACATGCTGGCGGCAATGCTGGCGGCCCTGGACTGGCAAAAGTGCAGCCGTGCCTGGACAAAAGATGGCGGGGCGTTTATCCCGCACCCGGCAACCTACCTGAACGCCGGGGCATGGCGCGATGAGCCGGAACCCGATGCCCGAAGCCCAGCAACAGGGGGCGTGCCGATTGTGACCCAGCCGTTCCGCTCCCGCTTTCCTAAATCCGACGCCGCCCTTGCCAAACCAAGCCTCGCCCTTGCCAAACCAAGCCCCGCCCTTGCCGAAGGAGCCGCCCAGTGACCAAAAACAAATATGCCCCTTTGCCCGCAACCAATTTGCCTACCCCCGAGCCGTACCTGCCGCCCCAGAACATTGAAGCTGAGCAAGCGACACTTGGCTCCATGCTGATCTTAGCCAGCGCCATAGACGCAGCGACGGCCCTTGTCACGGCGAGCGACTTCTACTGGTCCGAGCATTTCGCCGTGTTTTCCGCTATTCTTGACCTCACCCGGCAGGCGCGGCCCGTTGACCTCTTGACCATGCAGGCAGAGCTATCGCGGCGGGGCCTGTTAGAGCGCGTCGGTGGGATCGTGTTTCTCACAGCCCTGTTTGACACCGTGCCCACGGCCCTTAACGTTGAGCATTACGCCCGGATCGTGCGGGAGAAAAGTGTTCTGCGGCAGGCCCTTGACGCGGCCCAGGCCACGCAGTCCGCCGCGCTTGCCCATGACGCTGAGAGCGGCGCGGTGTTGTCTGCCGCCCAAAGCCGCCTTGCCGCCATTGAAACCCGTCGCGGTGCCGCCGCCTGCGAAAAGCTGGCTTCCGCCGTTCTGCGCCTGATGGAGCAGGCAGAAGCGAACGCCGAGCAGGGCGGGCGCATGATGGGGCTGCCCACCGGCTTCCGGGACATTGATGCCATGACCGGGGGACTGCAGCCCTCAGACCTCGTGATACTGGCCGCCCGTCCGAGCATGGGCAAGACCGCTTTGGGCCTAGAGATTGGCCTGCGCGCTGCCATTGACCGCCGCGAAACAGTCGCCGTATTCAGCCTTGAAATGTCCATGGATCAGCTCACCAAGCGGATTATTTGCAGCCGGGGCGAGGTGCCGAGCCAAGCCTTCAATGCGGGGCGGCTCACGCCCGCCCAGTTTGAGCAGACCAATATTGCCGCCAATGAGTTTTACGACGCGCCGCTCTTTATCTGCGATGACACCCGCGCCACGCCCGCCTTCATCGCCCGCGAGTGCCGCCGCTTGGAACGCACTGCGCCGCTGTCGCTCATTGTCGTGGACTACCTGCAGCTCATGCAGGCCGATGAGAAAACCGAGAACCGGACGCAGGCAGTCGGCAGTATCAGCCGTGGTCTCAAGCAGCTTGCCCGCGACTTCGGCGTGCCCGTGCTGGCGCTGTCTCAGCTTTCGCGCAGTGTGGAAAGCCGGGAAAACAAGCGGCCCTTGCTGTCTGATTTGCGCGAGTCGGGCGACATCGAGCAGGACGCAGACCTGGTGTGCTTTTTGTACCGCGAAAGCTATTACCGGCGCAAGGGAGCGCTGGGCGACGCGCCCCCCGTCGCGGCTCTGGAAGAAACGGAACTTATCTTCGCCAAGCACCGCAACGGCCCGACCGGACATGTCAAGCTCGGCTTTGCCCCCGGCTTTGCTCGTTTTGACGACTGGCAAGAGGATGGATTTTAAGTTTCAATCCTCACCCGCCCCTAGAGGCGGGTGCAACGGGATGTTTTACCGCGCCGCTCTGCACGCCCTCGCTGATGCTGGGACAGGACTAAACCAATGACGCAAACCCCGTGGCAACTTATAGCAACTGCACCGACAAACAGCGACGCCCCAATCCTTTGCTATGGAAGCTTTGAGCAATACCCTCAAATTATTCAACAGGTAATCTGTCGCCGCTCTAGCAAACCCGAAGGAGGGTGGGTAGACGTGTGGGGGGAAGTATTTTTCCCCATTGTTTGGCCCCTCTTACCTGAAGAACCTAGCGTTGTCGGCTGCACAATCTGCGGCAACTCGTTCGTAGCAACCCATGGCCGTCAAATCATTTGTAGCGCTGAATGCAGAGCTAAGGCAAGTGCAAGAGGCGTTGCGCGTTCGAGGCTCGCGTCCGACAAGGCGGTCGGCGGGGGCAGGCAGGCTAAGGCAAGTGCAAGAGGCGTTGCGCGTTCGAGGGCCAAGCGAAAACGCAACCCCCTATGAATGACGCGCCGACAATCAGCATGACGGGCGGCTATGAAAGCCGGGGGGCGCAGTTCTGCAAATACAGAAAGCCGCGCAAGGTCTGGGCTGAGTATCAAGCGTATTGGGCGCAAAACCACCCCGCCGTTCCTCTGCCCCGGCTGCACAACTTGCCAGAGGAAACCGGGCTGTCAGAGCAACAACTAAGGCGGCTCGGCTTGAAATCCTCCGAAACGAAGGAAACCAAGACAAAAAGCGTTGACACGGGCGCCCAAACTCTCGTAAGATAAATATAGAACAACCCCGCGTCCAATGCGTGAGACGTTAAACTCCGTAACCCAGCCGCTTGAAAAAGCATATGCGCTGGGTTTTTGTCTGTCTGCCCCCAGAGGATTGTCCCCATGCCCAGCCCGCGTAGTGCCCGCCGAAACGCTCAGCGGCAAACCGTCCGGCAGTATGACCAGGCTTTGGCAGTGGCTTGCGAGCAGACAAAGCTGCAATACAAAGGCGTGCCCTATACCCCGCACGGCGAGAAAGACTGGTCAATCCACGAGCCGAACGCACTGGGCAAGCAAATCCCGGACGCCGGACGCTTTGCCTTTCCCGCGCAGTCCCGCGCCAACGGCAAGCCGCTTTAGGATACTGCGCATGCTCACCCCGCGCGAGTGGGATTTAAGATTTTGGGAAGCCCTGCATCGCCTGAACCAGTCGCCGGAACTCATTGCCCTGCGCTTGGGGCTGAGCCTGGAAGCTCTAGAGCAGCAGCTTAGCCAGGCCGAAACGCGGATTAACTCGCGGGTGATTGCCGATGCGCCCGGCAAGCTGATAAAAACCGGAACTATGATGACACCTCTCTTGGAGCGGGTTGGGTGGGAGCGGTGCGGGTGGCGAAGGCTGAGGGCTTAGTGGGGATTGGATTTAATGCCAAAACATCTGAACACAATCGATGACTTTAAGCAGGCCAGTTGCCGGCAGAGAAGGTTTTCTTCAGCATCATGTTCGCCACCTGTGGTTATGTCAAATGCTCCAATCTCTTCGCCCAGAGGAACGCCAACCATCGTTTTTGCTCGCCTCTCTGCTGGCACAAGCAGCAGCGACTTAATTCGCAAGGGAGTGATTACAAGCGGTGGAAACTGGCTGTCTTAAACCGTGACAACCACGCTTGCCAGATGTGCGGCACACGAGACGGCAAGATTATCGCCCATCATCTGCTGACCATTTCCGAAAGCCCCGAAACTCGCCTTGAGGTTTCTAACGGTCTCTCACTCTGTACCGACTGCCATGAGGTGATCCATGACAATGTTGGGAAGTCTAACCCGGCCTTGATTTATCGTGACGAGCGAAAAAGGCAGGGCTATGACTAAATAAGGCAGGGCTATGACTAAATAAGGCAGGGTTATGACTAAATATGGGGACGCCTACATCAACGAGGTGATTGTCCGCGTCCTTACACGCACCGGCTCCCAAAAAGCGGCGTATGAAGCGGCAGGCATCAGCAAGGAAACATTTTATGAATGGCTCCAAAAACCTGACTTTTCTGACCTAGTCACGCGCGCGAGGCGGGCGTTTGCCAAAACAGACCTTGACAAAGTGGAAGAGGTATTCCGCCAAAAGATAATTGCGGCTATGAACGGCGTGACGGAGGTTTGGGAAAGCGAGGAAAGCACAATCCTTCCCGACGGCAAGGTGATTGTCAAAAAGTCGGTTCGCTCGGCAAAGCGTGGCCCCGCGAAATGGGCATTTGAGATTGTCGCGCCTGCTGTTGAGGGTGGTTTTGGCGTGGGGCATGGTCAGATTGATATCGACACCAGAATTGCCAAGCTCTTGGCGCTCCTTACCAGTGACGGGCAAGCGGAAGCTCCTAGCGGCTCTTGAAGCCGTGTACGAACAGCGGGCCGTAACGCAAAGCCCGCCGCCTTTTATTACTGAGCTGCCCTCGCCCGATTACCTGTCATACCTCCGTGCTACTCTCCCGTCAGGATGGACGGCGGACCCGGCGCACATTCGCCTGATAGCAGAGCATCTTGACGCAGTAGAGCGCGGCGAGATAGACCGCCTTGCTATTCACATGCCTCCGCGCCATGCAAAAAGCGAAAGCGTCACGTATCGTTACCCGTTGTATCATTTAGAGCGCACCCCAACAGACAACGTGCTTGTCACGGGCTATAACGAGCGGTTTGCCCGCAAGTTCGGGCGGCGCACCCGTAACCTTGCCAAAGTGCGCGGGTTAGTCGCCGTAGGCAAAAGCGCGTCTGATGAGTGGGAAACTAACGCGGGCGGCTTGTATATGGCGCGTGGCGTCGGTTCCCCACCAACAGGAACAGGCTTTCAGCGTATTGTTGTTGATGACCCGATACGCCGCCGTCAAGATGCAGACAGCGAAACCTACCGCGAGTCGGTGTGGGATTGGTACACCGATGACCTTTATACCCGCCTAGAGCCAGGCGGGGCGATTGTGCTGATTATGACGCTATGGCAGGAAGATGACATCGGTGCGCGTGCCGTTGCTTCTGAGCCGGGGCGATGGACGGTACTCAAGCTCCCGGCCATCGCAGGCAATGATGACCCGATAGGCCGCGCTCCCGGCGCGGCGTTGTGGCCTGAGCGGTACAACCTTGCTGCCCTTGCGCGTATCAAAGGGGTGCTGCTGCAAAACGAAGGCGAACGCTCTTGGGAAGCATTGTACCAGCAGAATCCCACCGTGCCGGAAGGCTCTTTTTTCAAGCCCGCACAAATTGAGATTGTTGACGCTTTGCCTGCTGGGCTGCGCGGGTGTCGCGGCTGGGATATTGCGGCAAGCGTCGGCAAGGGCGACTTTACAAGCGGCTTTCAGCTTCAAACGGACGGCGCGGGCAGGTACTACATTGCCGACCTTCGGCGCGGGCAGTGGGGGCCGGACGAAGCCGATGCCGAGATAAAACAGACTGCCGCTCTTGACGGGCGCGGCGTGACTATTCGGCTTGCGCAAGACCCCGGCAGTGCGGGCAAGCGCGATGCGGCAGCACTTGTGCGTATGCTTGCGGGGTACGTTGTGAAGGCCGAGCCGATAAGCGGCAGTAAAGAAGTGCGGGCGCGGGCTTTTGCTAGCCAGGTGAATGCCGGGAACGTAAAGATGCTTCGCGCGTCGTGGAACGCTGTTGTGATTGCCGAATTGCGCGCTTTCCCAAACGGCAGAAACGATGACATTGTAGACAGCGGAAGCGATGCGTTCACCGAACTGACTACCTGCGGCGAGAGTGCCAAACGCCCCGCTTATGGCATGAGCCGCCTCATCGGGGCCGCGCAGTGATTATTCCTCCTGCCTAAAGTCAGAATCTGACTCACCTATCATTCAGAGTCTGACTCACCTATCATGCTGCCAACAACGCGCCCCGAATACATCAATGCCTACGGCGCAACGGGCCTCGGCATCGTGCCCCGGCGCGGATGGGATACTAACACCGAACGCTTCTTGCTGGCGGCGCAAACAAGTGGCGTTGAGGGTATTCGTCTGTGGTCACTCACCGCCCCGAACCGCCTGCTGAGGTACCTGCACGCCTCGCATGAGTATTTCGCGCTGGCCCGCTCCAATGACCTTGCGCTTGGCTTTGCCCCCGGCGATACCAATGTGGTGGCGGTGGGCAATGACAAAGACCTGCGCGGGCGAAACATTATTGACCGCAACGCCACTGCCGTGCTTGACGCCGACCTGCCCCGCCTCTTTGCGCCCTATGGCGGCCTGCTCGGTTTTCAGCACCTTTGCTATGATGCCTTCGCGTGGGGCGGCGCGTCTCCGGTAGAGATTGTGCCGAGCGTGCGCGGGCGGGGCTTAGAGGCCGTTTATCCGTTTGATCCGCTCACCTGCCTTTTTGCCGAAGACCCGGCGGGCGGGTACGTGTTGAAGCAAAGCCAGGGCGGGCAGCCGAAAGAACTTGACGCGCAGTGGTGCCGGTACAACGCGCTTTGGCCTGACCGCGACAATCCCTACGGCAAGCCGAAGCTGGCGCAAGCCCTCACGCCGGGGTTAAGAGACATTGCCAATCAGCGTAGGGCCGATGACGCGTTTGATACTGCCGTGTGGCCCCAAAAGTGGGCAAACTTCCCGTTGCAAACGTTGTACCAGTTCGCCCTTGAGTCGCTGAAAGACCCACTCAATTCGGGCATGTTTACTGACAAAGACGGCAGACAGCTCTCAGCGGCAGATTGGGCACTTGCGCAGTTTGACGCATTCGCCAAAGTGCTGGCCGGGCAGTCCCAAGAAAAGACCTTCATCAAGTTAGAGGGGGCTGAGCTTGGGATACTCTCTGGCGCGGGGGCACTTGCCGCCCTGTCCGACCCGCTAAAAGCGCAGCGGTTTCGCCTGTATGCCTCGCTTGACCAACTGCCCGCCATGATGGGGGAAACCGACGGCGGCACGCAAGCCTACGCCGTGTCGCAGTATAACATCACGCGCCACAAGTTAGAAACCGTGCGGCACATTGTCAACGGCATAGTCGAGTGGGTGGCTTCCGAGCACCTGCGCCTGCTAGGCCTACCCTTTCGTGCCCGCGCCGACGTGCGCCCGATGGCCCCGCTGGATGCTTTGGTAGAGCAGCAAGCCCGCGCCATTGAGCGCACAAACGTCTTAGGTGATTATGTGGTGGGATTGATTGACAGCGATACCGTCGGCGAGGTGCTGCACGGGCACAACCCCGTGGACGTGGGCAAACTTGACGCAATGGCGGCGATTGTAGTTAAGGCAACCGTTCCTGCCTTGCCGAATACCAATCCCGCACCGAATACCAATCCCGCACCGAATACCAATCCCGCACCGAAGCCGGGGTCGGAGCAGGCGCCGCCCGCAGGAGCGGCTTAGGAGATTATCCATGAACTTAGCCGCTTTTATCCCCGTCGGTCCGTACATGGTAGAGGGCACGCGGTTCCAAGCGTTTGCCGCCGCCCTAGAACAGATAAATGACCGGGCACACCTTCGCGCCTACTACGCGGCTGAGGCCGCTACTGACGGCGACGGCGACAACGATAATCAGAATTATGATCTGCCGTACAGAGTTGACAATGGCGTTGCAGTTATCAGCATTGAAGGGATGCTGAGTAAGCAGGGCGCGCCATCGCTTGGGCTGTGGGGCATGCAGGATTTGCAGGGCTTCGTGCGGCAGGCGAAAGCCGACCCTGCCGTGCAGAAGGCCATGCTTGTGATAGACAGCCCCGGCGGGACTGTGTCCGGGGCGTTTGCGCTTGCCGCCGATATTGCCAATCTCGCCAACGCAAAGCCGACATTCGCCTATATCTCCGATTGCGGCTGTTCGGGCGGCTACCTCATGGCAAGCCAGTGTAACAGGGTCTATTGCAACAGCACGGCACACGTGGGCAGTGTGGGCGTGATAGGCGGCTTGCTTGACGACAGCAAGAAGCAAGAGGATAAAGGCAACCGCTACGTTTTTGCAAGCACGGGCGCACTCAAGGCGGCGGGCTATCCGGGGCAGGCAATCACCCCGGAGCAAGAGGCGAGCTTGCAGGCGGGTGTTGACGTGGTGGGCAAACAGTTCTTCGCTGCTGTGCAGAAGGGGCGGAGCCTCACGGACGCGCAAATGACACCGATAAAAGACGCGGGCGTGCATGTCGGTTCTGAGGCCCGCGCCATGGGTCTTGTGGATAAGGTGACAACGTTTGATATTGCGATGGCTGAACTGCGCGCCATTAAATTGAAGTGATTACTCCCCGAGCATTAACGCGAGGGCATGACCGAAAGGACAATGATATGGGACTCTTTTCTGCCAAGAAGCCAGCATGGGAAGAAGATGCAGAAGAATTGGCTGCCGCTCGGACCCACCCGGTGCTTGCCGCCGCGTTTGATGCTGGGGTCAACACCCCGGAGAAGTTCGCCGCCATGAAGCAGCACGCGGAGATCTCGCATGACTTCGCCGCGCAGGTTGCCGCCCTCACCGCCGAGCGGGACGCGCTGAAACCTTTTGAGGCCGCACACACCGCCGCACAAGAAACTGCGTTGACCGCAAAGCGCACTGAGGCCAAAGCGTCTGCCAGGTTCGCGTTTGGCATGGACGCGGCGGGGCTTGCGGCGGCTGAGGGCCGTATTGATGCGGCTAGCGGAGAGGCACTCACCATGCTGGCGGAGGCTTACGAGATTAAGGCCGAAGCGGTTGCTCCTGCTGCCGGATGGCCCCGGCAGACAAGCGCAGCCGCAAGCAGTGATATTGAGCCGGCGACTGATGCGGCGGGAAACATGGCAGAGACGCAGATGGCAGTACACGCCAAAACAATTGCCGCGCGAACGCGCGGCAAGTCTTGGATTGGCTCGGCTCGCGGCAAGAAGTCTTAACCCCCACGTTGACAAGAGAGGAATAAAACAATGGCTTTTGGCCCCAAAACAATTCTAAATGTTGGGAGATCGGTTCCGGCTTCGGCAGATGGCGTTCCCGAGTACAAAGCGGGCGGCGTGACAATTGACTGGTCAACAGTCCCGGCAAACGTCGCCGATACTACTCTCCCTGATGGCTACGTTGTCAAAGCGGGCACGAACTATATCCCGTTTGGCACGGTGATAACGCAGATTACCGCCAGTGGACTGTTCGGCCCGTATGACACAGCAGCCTTAGACGGGCGGCAGACGCTCGCCCGTGGCGCGGCCTATCTTGTCAATTATACGTATGTGCAGACCGACCCGCACTCGGACTATGTGCCGGGCGTGTTTGAGGGCGGGCGCGTCTTTCAAGCGCGCATTAAAGCGCTCGCTGCCGGGGCCTATGTGCCAACATGGAACGCCACGCTCGCCGCCGTATTCCCGCGCCTGCTGCTTGTGTAGTGACTAAAAGTCAGAATCTGACTAACAGTACCCAGAAAAAACTAACAGCACCCAGAAAAGGAACAAAAACATGGCATCAACATATTCGGGCATGGGGCCGCTGGCGATCCTGCGCATTCGGGCGATTTACAAAGAGATTGTGGAAGAGAACGATTTGCCGGGCCGCCGCCTTTGGAGCGACCGCGTGCCCGTCATAGACGCAATGGATAGCGAGATTATGGCGCGCATGGCGGGGCAGGTAGTCGCCGCCGACATTATTGAGACCGACCAAGCCGCCGTTATTCATTCAGCCGAGCCAATCCGGTTGCAACAAAGTGAAATCCCCAAGATCAAGCACGGGCAGATGATGAGCGAAACTATGCTTTTGCTTATTATGCGTATTGAGTCCAATCTTGCCACCACCAGCGAGACGAATTTCTTTGACGACTACGTAGCAAACAGCCTGCGCCGCCTGAGCAGCGGCGTGTCTGATCGTGTAGAGCTGCTGATTAACCAGATGATTACGGAAAGTGGCGCGGCATACAACCGCTACGGCATTGTGATGGCAGGCGTCAATTGGGGCATGCCCGCAACGCTGAAAGTGACCCCGGCGGTGCTGCACACCGCCGCCGCGACTGCGACTCCCGTCTCCGACTTTCTCAGCCTCAAGCAGCAAGGCAGCTTTTTGTATGGCGAAGAGTACGACACTCTGACAATCTCCACGCAAGAGCTTCGGTACATTATCGCTAGCGCCGAGTACCGTGCCCTTGAGCCGCTGTATCGTGGGGCGGGCATGCCTGCCAATATCACGGCGAACGTCTCTGGACAAAACCTTGTCTATGCCAGCAACGTGCTGGGCAATATGCTCTCTCTCATGGTGGAAACCTATGACCGGCGCACGCATGAAGAATTGCCCGACGGCACGCGCGTAACGACCCGGTTCCAGCCGGAGAACAAGGCTGTCTTGACTGATAGCTCGCAGTGGGGGAGTTTTACCTGCTGGGACTTTGCCAACGCGATTGTGCCGGAGACAATTCCCGGCATGGTTCCGGGAATTATCGGTGGCGGGTTCGCAAACGAGCAGGCGGGGCCGGTGGCTTATGCCACTGCTGCAAACTTGCAAGGCAACCCGCCCGGACAGGTGCTTTGGGCCGTGCAGCGCGGGTTCCCGCGCAAGCACTGGGAGCCTGCATCGGCGTGTCTCACCTGCTACTAATTGCTTGCTTGCTACTAATTGCTTGCACCTTGTAAATTGACCGCGTGAAAGGCAAAGACTAAAACGATGGCAGACAAAAAGACCAAACTGACCCATGAGGATATGGTGCAGATTATCAAAGACGGCGGAAGCGTCATGGTCGGCGAAGAGTTTATCACGGACGTGAATAAACTCCCTGTCGAAGAAGTGCCGCCCGCCCCGCCTGCTGACCCGGCAAAAGCCGCCACCGCCGCTGTGCCCAAAGCCTAACCCATCATTGAAATCAGAACTCTGATGAAACACCCCATCATAACACTCACCATTGAATGCACAGCGGCGGGGACTGTGGACGTGTCTTTTGGGGGCACGTCATTGACTCACGATACACTACACAAACTCACGGAGAACATTATGGCAATTACCGATGACCTTTTGACAGCCGCTAGGGCAAACACCGAAGCGGCCCAAGCTGAAGTCGCCAAGGAGCAGGCAGACGCGGCGACTATCGCTGACTTGACTACGCACAACAAAAACCTGCAAGCCGAAAACGACGCAAAAGACGCCGCTATGACGCAGGCTTTGCAAACCATTAAGGCAAATAATGACCTGCTGCACAACACGACTCCTGCGCCTGCTGGCGGGCAGACTGTGTCGCCAACGCCGGGGCAGAGCGTAGTCAGCAACCCGGACGGCACGGTGACGATCACGCCGAACGCAGGCGACCCGGCAGCGGCGGTGGGTGATCCTGTGACGGTCACAAGCGGCCCCGACCCTGCCGCCGCGCCTGTTGCCCACACGGTCACAGCCGTCAACCCGGACGGGACGTTTGTTGCGACGCCTGTGGCCTAGCCTCCATGAACCCCTGTCGCCCCCTTCTATTGGCCCTGTTCCTGCTGCCTATTTGTGCGTCTGCCCAAACCGCCACAAGCGGCGTGCAGACGCAGCGGCATGTGGCCCGCGAAAGTGACCTCGTGGCAAACGTCGTGCGCCTTGCCCCCAATCAATTGGGCCTGGCCGACGACGCGCTGACGCACATCTACCGGGGCACAAGCGCAGGCAACGGCTGGCAATCGGGTCAGTGGGAGCAGTCGGGTCAGTGGGAGCAGTCGGGGCGCAGTATGAGCCGGAAACACCCAATGATTTGACGTTCGCCGTAATCCCGCAAGCAACCCTAAAACCATGAGTAACCCGCGCACATTCGCTTTTCAAGCCGGCTTCTCCGACCCTGGACTGATCACGGTCGGCGTGACCCTGCTTGACGCGCAAAAGGCGGTAATCCTGCCGCGCACAACGGCGGGCATTATCAATTTGGGCGGCGGCAACTACGGCGCGGTATTGACCCTGCCCGATAGTTTCAGCACGGGCTTTGTGCAGTTTGATGATGGCCGGGGCGGGCAGCCCGTGAGTGGCCCCGTGAATGCCGCCGCGCTTGTGGCTGCCGCCGCCGCAAGCCTGCCGCCGCCCTCCCTGCTTACGCAGGCACAAGCAACTGCCGCGGCCAAACTCGGCCTTGCTTTGGCTGACCTGCCCGCGTCATTTAGCGATGAGCTGACACTCGCCGAAATCCTGCTTGTGTGGCAGTCGCCGGGGTTTGCCAACCTCGCCGCCCTCAGTGGCCCCGACATATTCTTGACTGGGTACGCCCTCGGATGCTTTGTTGCCGCTCGCCTTGTGTCGCCTTTGCGCATTGCCATGGGCGCGGGCGTGATTACCGGGCTGACTGATGCAGACGGGGCAAAGATTGTGTGGAGCGGCCCCGTTTATGCCGACCCGCCGGCATTGATAAAAGAGGGGCAGGAGGCGATAGCGCGTATCTCATTTATTGTCACGGAGAGGGCAACAAAGAATGGCAGCGTGAAACTGTTCGGCAATGTGCGGCAAAACACGCACCATTACGGGCGTTCCGGGCACAACCAGTGCGGCTATGGTAGTGGTTATGGCTTTGACTACGGCGCGGTCTTGCTGGACTATGCGCTGTATCCACTTCTCGGCAATTGGGGTTAGGTTTGGCCCTAAACATTCAGGCGCAGATAGGCGCGGCTTTTGCGAAAGGGCGGCAGGCAGAAGGTCAGCTCTTTAACCGCTCGTGCAGCATTCTACGCAAGGGCACGGTCCTAGACGCTTACGGGCGACCCGCGCCGGGTGCCGAAGTTGTGTTTGGCGCGTTTCTCCCCTGCTCGGTTGCCAAAGGGCTGGGGCGCAGCAGCGGGCGCGAGCTTGAGCTGGCAGGCCGTCCGGTAGACACCAATGAGTGGCGGGTGTTCGTGCCGCTGGAAACCGCGATTATCCCTTCGACCGACCGCCTGCGCGTGTACGATTTGGACGCGAGCGGCAATCGCACAGGCACGGGCATCATTTACGACGTGACCGGCACAAACGCCGGAGCTTCCCACGTGTTTGTGCTGACCTGCTTCTGCAAAACCGAAGGCGGAGATTAAGTTAATGGCAATCCGCATTGAGCGCAACCATCTGCCGCGCATCGGCCCGGCCATCCACAAAGCCCTTGTGGCCGTAGTGCCTCGCCAGCTTCAGGGCATTATTGATGCCGCCGCGCCGCTTACGCCCGTCCTTACGTCGTCTTTGGTCAAAAGCCCCTACCTGCTGACGACCGCCGAAAGCACCTATGGCGAGGCCGTGGCCGCATCGCAGGGGGTCAATCCAAAGGTAGAAATCCTGCCCGAAGTGGAGCGGCCTACCCACGACACGCAGGGCATTGTGGCTTGGGCGGCGGCGCATGCGCAGGAGATTGAGATGGGCGGCTCGCGCAAAGCCCCGCAAGGGTTCGCCGTGCCTGCCGTAGAGAGCCAGCGCCCGGAGTTTGTCAAGGCTGTGGCAGGCGCGGTGAGGGCTGGGGCAAAACAGGGAGCGAACGGCAGATGACAGTCAAAGAACTTGCTGAAAAACTGGTGGAGTTAATAAACGCAGGGAACGGCAACTTGCCTGTACTTGCGGTTTCCTACGGAGACCCGATGGAGATTGAAAGCATCCACGTGAACGGCTTTGATGCCCAAGTGATAATTGGCGAAGCAAAAACCTGCTCATGAGCGATACAGCGCAGGACGGGCCAAAAGGCGGCAACGAACTGCTACCGTTTCTGGACTGGCTGCTTGCGCGCCTGTGCGCCGACCCGACAATTGCTGCCCGCGCCTGGCTGGACGGCACGGCCCCGCAGAACACGCCCAAACCGTTTGTCGCTGTCAGCCTCGCCTCAAGCCCCGACAGCCTCAGTTCCGGCGGCGTAGTCAGCCACACGCGCCCACTGGTGCAGGTCAAGGTGATGGCGGATAACCTTGACCCAACCTTCCCGGCAACCCGCGCGCTTGTGCAGGCCATCAACCGGCTGTGCGCCCGCGTCGGGCAGGTGATTATCCCGCCCATAGATGCCCAGAGCATTGGCGTTGCCATTCAAGGCAGTCACCGAGAAAACCCGATATTTTACACGACCAGCGAAGAAATAGGCGGCTCCCCGGTGCGAACATTGCACATTGGCGGGCGCTTCCGTTTCTTTTTGCAGACCTACCCCTAACAACAGGAGAATATTATGGCAGACACGCTTAACCTTGACCAAAAATACACCTACGACGGCCAAACTTATGGGCCTGGCCAGAACGTGAAGATTGAAAGCCCCGGCGCGTACCAAGCGCTCAGCCGCGCCGTCCATGCGGAAACCCGAGACGCCGAGATTGTGCAGCAGCAAGCTGCCAAAGCCCAGTCCGACAAAGACGCGCGGGACGCCGCCGATAATCAGGCCAATCAAGCCCCCGCCCCGCCCGCGCCTGTGCGCCCGGTTGTCGCCGCGCCGCCCGCGTGACAACTCCCGCCGATAAATAAAGAGAATAAATAAACAGCCAAGCGTGCAGGGTATTCTTAGGGGGTCATAGGCCCCCAAGAAAACGAACCCTCTCATGCAAAAAGGCAGTAAAGTCGCCCTGTTTCTCGCGTTCGTTTTCGCTACCCAACTCGTTTTCTCCCAACAGCACAAGCCTCTCGTTTTTACGTCGTTACACCCTCATCAACTGATGTCGGGCAAACCGGCACGACATGAAGCAGCAACTCGTCAGCACTGGGTAATCAGGCGTCGTCAGCGTCGGGTACTCAAGCATGACAAGGCAATTAAACATATGGCAAACATCCAAATAGCAGTTGGCGCTGGCCCTGTTAATGTACCGTTTACTACTACCGGCGCGGGGCCGGGAACTTCGCAGCCAACAGTCGTTAACAATCTACAGATTGTTACGTCCACGGGCGCGCTCATCGGCGCGTCCACGCCTGCTCCGGCGGCAGGTGCAAGCATAACGCTTGGCACTTTCACAGTCACAAACACCGGCCAAACATCAACCATTCCACCGGGTTCGTACACGAACCCGGTTTTCTCGGTGACGGCAAATACGGGTACGGCTCTCGGCGTTGGGTACGCGCTAGAACTGCTGATGGGCAATAGCACAAACGCTTATGGCCTGTTTGACATTGTTACCGCCCCAACTGCGCCGCCTGCCCCGACATTCGGCACTCCGACGGCAAGCAGCGTCCCGGTTAACATCCCGGCCCTGACTGCTAATGCCACGTCGTACAATCTTCAGCGGGCGACTGTCACGGGCGGGACTCTTGGGGCCTTCGCGACTGTCACGGGCGGCACGGGCGTCCCGCCCTCGACGGTCTTTGCCGACGCGACTGTTGCTTCCGGCACGACCTACGCCTACCAACTGGTAGCCGTCGGTTCTGGGGGCACGACAACCGGCCCGTCGGCGCAGGTTTCAACGCCTATCCCCGCCCCGACGGCCCCTGCCGCGCCGACGTTCGGCACGCCGACCCCAACCCGCATCCCTGTCATTATCCCCGCCCTCGCAGGCGGGGCCACGTCCTATGACCTGTACCGCGCGCCTGCAATTGCAGGTTCACCGGGAACCTTTGCGGCTGATGCGCTGGCCGTCACCCCCGCCGCCACGTTCAGCGACACCGTTTCGCCGAGCGCGGGCTATTTCTATCGCCTGACGGCAAACAACGCGGTCGGCTCAACAGTCGGTGCCGTCAGCGCTCTCATCACCTCAGGAGTACTCATCGTGCCAGGAACAAACCTTAAACGATCCGCCATTTTAGAGCAGCTTCGGTACGGCGTCCATGACGCCACGACCCAGGCCACTCTTGCGCAGGGCGTCAACGCGACAAACCGCCTGCTTTCCTTGACGCTGGCCCCGACGCCCGTAGAGCCGATGGATGACGTGGACGCCTCCGGCTTTAAGGTTGCGGTCGGCACGCAGTCTCATCAGGGCAAGCACACCACGCTCGCCGTATCGGGCACGATGGCTTACTTTGACACGATTGTCGCTTTGGACATGTGTCTCTGCAAAGCGGTCGTCACCACGCCGGGCACAGGCGGGGCGGCGGCAGTCAAAACGAAGCGCTATGCTTTCCGCCCATCTCCGAGTACGGCTGACGAGGTTGACGTGACGACCCTGGACTGGGGCTATGGGCTGGGGGCCGCCGCCCGCGCCGCCCGCGCCGCTCTTGCCTCTTTCTCCCTCACCTTTGCCCGTGACAAGCCTGTCTTTGGCGGCAGCGGGTTTGCCCAGCGGCTCGCTGAAAATGGCGTGGCTTTGGCGGCAGACACCGCCGTCAATGATGTGCCGCTAGTCGTTGTGGACGGCGACGATTGGAGCGCCTACATTGCCGATACCCTCGCCGGGTTTGTGGATGCCGCGAAGCTGACTGATTGCTACGAAACGTCCATCGCGATGAACAATCGCTTCGCGCCGGTGTTTGTCGGCGACAGCACCCAGCCCTCTTACAACGGGTTTGCCGAGCAGAAGAACGACATTTTGGGGGCGATCAACATCCAGCAGGACGCGTTTGGGCAGCAGCAGGTCATGGGGGCGCTCAGGGCCAAAGCGCAGAAGTGGTGCCGGATTGTCGCCTGCGGCCCGGACATTGAGACGGTGGGCGGGGTCACGTATCGCAACCGCATCCAGATTACCTATCCGCTCAACTTCCGCAACCCGCGCCGCGCGAATACGGAAAACGTGACGGCGGGCCAGTATGACCTAAAAGCCATCTATGACAGCGCGAGCCGGAGCTTTTTGGAAATCTTGGTTGATGTTGATGGCACGCTGGCCCCGAACCTCCTGGCAGCAGGCACTCCCTTGATTGCCGCGCAGCAGCCGACGGCCCTCATCCCGCTTGAGTCGTGCGGCGTGAGCGCATAAGGAACAACAATGGCATTTGACCCCTATCAACTCAGCGCGGCCACGCGGCTTATCGAAGTTGCGTTTGGCGGGCAGACGCTCCGCGCACAGTATCTTTTCGCGCGCTATTCCTCTGACCGGCTGGCAGAGATTGCACTGGCCGAAAGCAAAACAGAACAGGCGGCAGATCGCCGTGAACGCAAACTGACCCGCGTCCTGGAAATTGCGCTGAAAGCCTATGAACTGGCTGAAGGCGAGCAACTGGACAGCGCAGAAGCGACTTTGATTGCGGCGGAAGATGCCATTACGGAGTTCGCGCAGTCTCGCGTGCGGGATCGCATTGTCTACCTGGCCGGACAGTTGCCGGATGCCTTGGCCTCTTGGGATATGACGCAGGCTGACGGCTCGCCTTTTCCGCTGGAAAAGGCAAAGATTGCCGCCGATATTCCGTATCCGCTTTTAACCGAGATATGGAAACGCATCAACGAGGCGGGAAACTCGGTTGACCCTCCGAAGCCCGCGCCCTCACCGGGTGGATAGTCAGCAAAGGGGAGCGCGGGTATTGTCCAAGTTGGTACAAAATTGACCGAGCCGCAAGGCATTACCACTGCACGCCTGTTGAGATTGAAGCCATGCCGTTGTTTTGGAAAAGCGTGGCTTTGACCGTGCAAGCCTGTGAAGCGGAAGCCGCGGAGATTGAGCGGGAAGAACAAAAAGACAAGGCGGCTACGGAAGCGCGCCGGCTACGGCAGCTTGGGCACTGAAAGCTGCTTTTCGGGTACAATGGTACTACATCACTTTTGAGCCGCCAATGTCTAAGAAAGCCCCTGAATAGCAAGAAACAGGACAGTTGAAACTGTCCTGTTTACAACTGTCCAGGACAGTTTTTTTAGATGGGAATGGACAGTTGGGACAGTTTTCCAGGTTTTAGCCTATACATATGCGCGCTATATGTCAAATACCCTATATAACTGTCCTAAACTGTCCTACTGTCCTAAATGTAAACAAGATCATAAAAAAACTTCACCCCTTCGTGAAGTTTTTTTATTGGGCAGGATTAAGCGAACACGCCGCCGAACAAGCGCGGCATGGAACTGACAACTTTACTAGCCCTTGTTGTGATAATGACGACGGTTTGGGTTGCTTATGATGCCTCGGCCCAGCGCGTACCTATTGACGGAAAAGAATACAGCCTAAACAATGGAGCGGCGGCGTGGTTTCTTTCCTGTCTCTTTTTGTGGCTGTTCATGTTTCCGTACTATCTTGCGAAGCGTTCGCAAACATTGGCAGGCGGGCAAAGCCTTAACAAGCCCGCCGCGCATCTTTGCCCGCATTGCGGGAAGTATTACGAAGGAACTTTGTTCTTTTGCCCCTACTGCAAGGAAAAAGTTTAGGCACAATTATTTAGATTTAGCAGTTCAGATTGTTAGGACGCCCGTTAATTACGGAGCGTCTTTTTTGGTGCGCGAATACCCTCATGTCCTTCAATTTAGAACAAGCTGTGGCGGCCTCTTTGGTTGTGGAAATTGGCGGAGACGACCGTCAGCTTGACCTGGTGCTGAAGCGCTCTGACGAGAAGGTCAAGCGGTTTGCCGGACAGAAGTCGCCGTCTCTCGCGCTGACGGCTGATGATAAATCCGTCACAAACGCCGCCGACCGCGCCCGTGCCACGCTGGAAAATGTCCGAAAGCAGACCGTCAATATCAAGATGCTGGCAGATGCTTCCGGCATCGTTGCTGCTGCCAAAGCCGCAAATGACGCGCTGGACAGGCAGCGGTTCGGCGCGCAGGCCGTGCAGCGCCAAATCCTGCGCGATGCTACGGATACCGGCAACCAGCTTGTGCGGCAGGCCCAAGACGATGCCCGCCAGATTAGCAAGACAGACGCCGACGCAGCGCGCGCGCGGATCCGCGAAGCCCAGCAAACAAAACTGGTTTTGCTCCGCGAGGCGCAGGATACCGGGCGGGCACTGCTGGAAATTGACCGGGAAAACACCCGGCAGGCGACAAAGCAGGCGGCAGAGGCAAAGCGGGCCGCTGATCGGCAGGCGCGCGCGTTCAGCGGCGCGGCGCTGGTGGCGCGGGGCGGGGCAATCTCAAGTGTCGGCGGCGGCATTCGTGCAGCAGGACAAGCCGCGACCTACGGGTATTCTGCGCCGGTTGCGGCGGCGGGCGGATACGCTATCAAGCAGGCAATCAATTACGAAGCGGACTTTGCCAACGTCAAAAAGACGACTGTAGGAACAGCAGCACAATCGCAAGCCCTGCGTGCGCAGTTGGAAGAATTGTCCACGGAAAAGGGGATGCCGGTAGCATTTAAGCAGATTACAGACATTGCTTCCATGGTCGGCCAGCTTGGCGTTGCGCGCGATCAAGTCAAAAACGTCACCAAAGACATTATCCAACTCAATGTCGCCACCAAGCTGACCACCGATACGGGCGCAATGGCGATGGTCAAGTTCGCCAACTCCATCGGCGAGCCAGCGCAGAACATCGGACGACTCGGTTCGGTTATTTCGGAACTGGACAAAGACAGCAAAGCTACTTCTAATGAAGCGTTGGCAATGGCGCTGCGCATCGGCGGCGTTGGGCATGTGGCTGGCCTGAGCGGCCCGCAGATACTTGCGTTTGCCAACGCCTTCGCTGGGGTCGGCGTGCGTGCCCAGCAAGGTGGCTCGGCTATCTCCACCGCCATTATCCAAATCGACAGGGCCACAAATGCGGGCGGCGCGAAGTTGGCGCAATTTGCCAACGTGGCAGGCATGTCTGCTGACCAGTTCAAAAAAGCATTCAAAGAAAACGCGGCCGGCGCGCTGGTTTCTTTCATCGAGGGTCTTGGAAAACTGCACGACAAACATGTTGACTTAATCCCGGTCATGGACGCCTTGGGCCTCAAAAACAAGCTGCAAATTGATGCGATGCTGCGCGCCTCCGGTGCAGGAAGCGACTTGTCCAAGGCTTTGGGGCGTGTAGATAAAGCCTATGCCGACAACACAGCAACGGGCGAGCGGTATAAACGGGCCACAGACAACACTGCGCAATCTCTCAAAGACATCCAGCATGAAGCAAATCTCGCAGCGGTCAAGCTTGGCAACGAGCTTCTGCCGACACTAAAGAAAATGGAGCCGGACGCGGAACACCTACTGCACACCGTCAATGGCTGGATCGACGCTTTTGCCAAGCTGCCCAAACCGGTCAAGCAAGGCGCATTGGAGTTCCTGGCAGTCACCATCGCGGCGGGGCCGGTTGTCAGCGTGCTGGGGGGCGTTGTGACCGGGGTCGGCTTCATGACGCGCGCAGTCGGCGCATTCAAGTTGCTGAAAACCGCCGAGGAAATGAAGGGCGTTTTAGACGGCCTCAAAGGGGTTGAAGGCGGGGCCAAAGATGCAGGCGCAGAAATCGGCACGCTCAAAACGACTGCGGGCGGATTAAAAGACCTGCTGACCTCGCCGATGACCCAAGGTTCGCTCGGCCAGCTCCTACTCAAAGGCGGCATTGTCACACTTGGGGTGGGGCTGGATGTGTACCTGCTCAAAAAGGACTTTGACACCGCCAAAGAAACAAAGCAGACTTACGCAAGCGCGGCAGCTTCTGATGCTTCTCTTGGCAGGGACGGCGACCTGCAAAGGCGCACCGACGGCGCGATTGTCAATATTGTTAATGCGCTTTCGTCCCTGCGTGATGGCATCAAAGCAGACAAAGCCAAACTTGCGGATATGCCCCGTGAGAACAAGCCTTATGAGCTTCTCACCGGCCCCGTGCAGCAATCGGGGCGGTACAAAGATTTGCAGGCCCGCATCCGCAAGGAGTATGCGGATGCGGCGGCACTGACTGGCTCTTTGCATCAGCAGCAAGGCGTGATTAAAGGGATTACGGCAGCAGCGCACCCGGCGACTGCCGTTGTCAAGGGGCTTGTTGCGGGCATAGATACGCCCGAAGCCAAAGCGCCGTGCGCCTTGTTCGCTTCTAAGTTGCTCACGAAGATGGGCGAAGCCGTGCCCGTCATTGCCGGCGCAAAAGGCTTGCGTGACTATGCCGTGTCTCACGGGGCAAAGCAAGTGCCGACCGGACAGGCGCAATCGGGTGACTTGGTTGTTTGGCATGGGGCGCGTTATGGGGCGCGGCAGGGCGGGGGCGAGAGAAGCGGCTACCACGTCGGCGTATCAATGGGCAGTGGGCAGATAGCGCAATCAAGCAATAATGTCAAGCGCACAATGGCGATGTATGATGCTGCCCATGCGTCTGTTTATCGTTTTAACACTCATGGCGGCGGCGTGCCGTTTAATAATTCGGTTGAATTTAACCCGGCCCTGTTTACCAAAACAGCAGCGGGGAGCAAGGCGGGCAAGTTTGCCGACACGGTAGGCATGACGGCCCAGGAGCGGGAAACGCACAACCTGAATGCCGCCCGCGCCAAAGGCTTAATCAGTGCCGCCACCTACCATGCGGCTATGGCCCGCTTAGAGGCCAATGCGGACACGAAAGAAGCCAAAGCACAGAAAACGGCTCACAAGCACGCAGAGACGGCCCTAGAAGCCCACGTGCGGCGCATGAACGCGATTGCCCGCCACGCCCTGACTGTCACCACGGGCCAGCAGAAGCGGCAGGGCATGGCGACGGCGGCACTTGCGCAGGCGCGGGGCGACTTAGACCCGGAGGGTGTGCAGATCGGCCAAGAGCGGGCGGGCGTGCTTGCCAAATACAACGCCCGCGTCAAGGCCGTGCAAGCCTCGTGGGGGCTTTACAGCACCGGGCAGCAGGCGCAGATTAAGGTGCTCAGCGATGCCCGTGATGCTGCGCTAGATGCCGTCAATGACAAACTCAAGACCCATAACGAGGCGGCGGCAGATAAGACGCGCACGGAGGCAGACAAAAAAGCAAAGTCCCAATTTGACGCGCATCTCAGCACGCGAGGCGCTTATGACCAGTACCTGACCGGCCAGCAAAAGAAGTTCGGGCAGGACACTCAGGAGTTTGCTGATTACACCGAGCAATTAGGGAAGTTGCGCGCCGTGCCTGCCGCCATTGCCACCGCCCGTAAAGAAATCGTGACGCTCAATCACGACGGCTGGAAAGACGGCCTTGCCTCAGCGCGTGATTATTACAAGGGTTTGCGAGAGGATGCGAGAGCCGCGTCTGTTGAACTCCTGAGAACGACGCAGGATAAGGCGACGGCAAATGCGTGGCTTGCCGCGAAACTCTCCAGCCTGAGCCGTCAGCAGGCCGATGCCGAGCGCACTGCTCTGCAAGGTAGCCAACGTTTTGAGTTAGAACAGCACGGCATTAGCCTGAGTCAGTACAGGGGCTTTTTGGGAAGTCAGCTTTCGTTGACCAAAAAGTATGCTGACAGCGCAAAAGGAATTGTCAGTGAGCAGTATATGGCGCTTAAAGGCCAGCTTGACGAGATTGACGCCCAGCGCCGGGCCGCCTCACCGTTCAACAGCCTTGCCGATGGCGCAAAAACAGCCTTTTCCAGCGCTTTAGAACAAGCCCACTCTTACAAAGATGGGCTGAAAGCGTGGGAAGGCGAAGTGGCAGGCATCATTCGGCATCTTGCCGTTATGTGGGCCTCGTCACAGTTGTTCGGTTCGCGTTTTGGGGGCGGGCTGGACTTTGGCAGAAACAAGCCCGGCGCGGCCCCGCCCAATGCCCCCGGCGCGACAGCTCCCAATGACCCGGCAGCATCGCCCTCTGGCGGTTTTGGGGGTAGCGGCGCAGGCGGGGGCTTTGGCTCTCTACTATCTGCGGGCCTGTCCATTTACTCGGCGACAAAAAGTCAGACTCTGACTAAAGGCGGCGGCGGGAAGGGGCTTGCTGCCACGCCGGGTATCGCGCCCAGTAGGGGCGGCGGCGGCACGGATTGGCTTGGCACAGCGGCCTCTGTTGCTCCGATGATGGGGCGGCAAGGGGGAGCGATTGGGGCCGGGCTGTCTCTCTTTGGGGCCGGGCTGTCTATCCTGGACATGTTCACGCACAAGAAACACCCCGCGACTTCCGGAGCGGCCGCGCAGGCGGGCGGGCCGACGCCGGTCTTTATCACGGGCATGGCTCCGGGGCTGATGGGAAGCGGAATTGTAATGGGGAGCGCGCCCGGCGCAGGCGGCGGCAAGGGCGGCGCACTGCTGGGACTTGCGGGCATGGCCGCGTCATTTATCCCCGGTGGAGGCGTGGCAAGCAAGGTGCTCGGCGGACTGGGGCATATCTTCCACTTTGCGAATGGCGGCGTCGTGCCGGGACAAGGCAATCAGGACAGCGTGCCTGCCATGCTCATGCCCCGCGAGGTGGTGCTGAGTCAGGCCATGCTCGCAGGCACGGCCCCGCCGCCTGCCCTGCCGCCCTCGTTTATCACCAATGTGCAGCACGCTGCCCCCGCCGACATAAGCGGCACGCACCGCAGGCTAGACCGAATTGGAGACGCTATGGAGCGCATGACAGGCGGCGCAGCCCGCCCGATTGAGGTCAACCAGACAAACCACTACGCCACGCAAAGCGGCAGCGGCAGCGAGGATTTAGCAACCGTCCTGCGCCAAAGGCTAGGGTAGTCCATGGCCCTGTTTGTTTATGTGCCGAGCATTACGTCGTTCGGCGGTTTTGCCCTGCCGAACGTCCTCAAACTGCCGGTTCCCACGCGCGGCGCGCGCCCCCGCGTGTCCACGCCTGCGGGACTGCCCGGCGTTTATTCGCAGGGGCCACTCCCCGCCGAAAAGCGCATTACCGTCAGCGGCAAGGTCGTCACCACGCCTGGGCAGACCCTCGCCGACGCCCGGCGCGAACTCTGGGCCGGGCTGCCCTTTGGCCCGCTGCGACCTCTTGTGCTGCGCGCGGACGCGGCGAGCTACTTTCCCTGCGAAGTGGAGGGAGTAACCGAAGGGGACAGTGTGGCGGATTGCTGGCTGAACTATGACGCGACGTTTTTGTGTCCGGGCGGGCTGGAATACAGTGCGGCCAGCACGACGACGGCGCTTGCGGCAGGGGCAAATGCGCTCACGTCCGTGGGGACATGGGCGGCGACTCCTATCGTTACTGTCAACGTGACTGCCGCGCCTGCCGGGGGCACAATAACTCTCACGCGCGGCGACGGCAAGTTTTGGACTTTGCGTCCTTTGCAGGTGGGAACATGGGCGCTTGACGCTTTGGCCGAGACAGTCACGGCCCCGGACGGCTCGGACGGATGGGCGAGTCTTGCGCCGGGCAGCCAGCTTTTAGGGCTGACGCCGGGCGCGAATACGCTCACCCTCACGACGGCGGGCGGGGCAAGCGCGGGCGCGGCAAGCATCAGTTGGCAGGAAAAATACCAATAAGTAAGCGCTCCCTTACGCATTGTGCCTGCGGAAAAACTCTTTTAGTCCTTCTCGCAACTTGTTTAACTTACTTGGCCCTAATCCTGGGATTGCCAAAAGTTCTTCGTCCGGCACGTTTAGTAAACTCTCAACAGAGTCGTACTTTTCAGTAAAAACGTCTATCAACGTGAACCCTATAAAGTCAAGACCTATTCGGGGGGTTAGTGGTGTTTCGCCGCGCGCAATAACGTTAGCCTGTTTCTCCTTTTGCCTACGCCGCCTCTCTTGCTCGGCGGCGCAGCAAGACTTTTCTTGTTCGGTGAATTCTTCGGTAGGAAACGGATCATAATTTTGCAAATGCTCCAACTGGCGTGTGCGTGTTTGTATTTCCTGGTTGTATTTTCCGAGCGCCGCTTGCGACCTCTTAATGCTTTCTTGCGACGCAGCTATTTTTCTGGGAAGTGTGTCAAGACGTTTTTGTATCCTTTTAATTTCTTCTTGGATAGTCTCAGTGTTACTCATTCTTTAAGTTTACCCTAATGCCCTCTCCCTACCGCATCGTCATCACGTCCCCGGACGGACAAACCCCGCGCCGCCTGCCCAAAGGCGTCACTCTGTCTGCTCGGTGGTCTTTTCAGCGCTTTGGCGGGATGTGGGACGCCGTGATTACCGCTGCTGCCACGCTGGCGCAGCTTACCACCATTAAGCTAGGTGACCGGGTAGAGATTTACGTGGACGGGCCGGGGCAACTTGCCCTGCCGGACGGAACGCCGCTCCCGGAATGGCGCGGCTACATCACCGGGCGCACGCGCAGCAAGCAAAACGCCGAAACCGTGATTTTGCAGGCGTTTGGAGCCATCCACTTTGTCCGGGGCTTCCCCGCAAACAAAAACTACGCCACAGCCTACCCTGCCGACGTGGCAACGTTTTTCGGGGCGCTCGGCAATGACTTTGTACAGGGCGTGCCGGGGCCGGGCAATGTGCCGCTGATTACCACCATAGACGCGGCGGCCATCGGCATAACGCGCAGCGCCCTGAATGCCGAGTTTGCAGCCGTGGGCGCGGCCTTAGACGACCTGGAGCGCGGCATGGGCAACCTGGCCGGGCATGGGTGCGACATTGACCCGCACACGGGCGGCAACCGGCTGTACCTGCGCGCAAACGCCCCGCTTGACCCGCCGACCCATGCCCTGCCTGCCCCGGCCAAAAAGTTGACGCAGATTGGGAGCGAAGAGGACGGGCAGGGCGTTGCCACGGTCTTGCAGATCACCGGCGGGCAGCCGGATTACCCGCAGCTTTTGCACAACGGAGGCTTTGCCCTGCCCATTCGCCACACGGCCCTGAGCAACAACCTGCTCCGAAACGGCGACTTTGAGGCCACGACAGACTGGACTTTGGGCGGGCTGAGCGGGCAGCAAGCCGCCTACAAAAACGCGGACTTTCGCGGCACATACAAGCATCAGCCTTTTAGCGGCGCGCAACAGATTGAGCTTGACCATGTGGGCGAGTTGGCGGAGCAAATCAGAGACGTTGCCTTTGTCGCCGGGCGCAATTACATTTTGGCCGTGCGGTCGAGCAAAGGCTTCGGCAACCAGGTCGCGGACGGCCACGGCCTGCTGGAATGGCGGGATGCGAATAATGCTGTCATCGGCGTGGCCTTGACGTTTCCGCTGACGCCCGCCTCTATTGCCTGGGATTATTTCTCCCTGACGGCTATCGCGCCCGCCGGGGCCGCGCGCTGCCGGGCGCATTTTGAGCTTGACCACATCGCGCAGGGGACGGGCAACAGCAACATCGGCGGGCTGTACCTGGACGCGGCGGAACTGTACGACGCTTCGCAGGTGTCTCAGGACGGCATGGAGGCCGAGCTGCAAGGCGGCGCTGTCATCAACGCCATCAACTGGATTTATGCCGACGCTGCCTATGAGGGGGCCTACTGCCTGTATCTAGACGTGACGGCGGCGGACGATAACAACCACGACGTGCCGGTGCAGCCGGCGCACGCTGCCCGCTTTCCGGTGTCGCCGCAGCAGACAATCCGGTTTCGCTATCGCTACCGCTCGCCGAACGCAGGCAGCGGTCCCCTTCCGCGCATGCAGGCCGAGCTGGAGTTTTACGCCGGGGACGGACGGTCAACGAATGCGAGCAAAGTCGTGGTTTTGGCGCAGCCCAACAACACAAACTGGCAGTACGCCGAGGCCATTGCCACAGGCCACGGGGACTCAGTATCCGCCCGCGTGTCTGCTAACCTGCGCGGCAGTGGCAAAATCCTGATTGATGCCCTCTCCGCGATGGACGCCGCTGCGCCAAGTGATCCGTACCAGGCGGACGGCCCATTCAAAGTTGTGGTGGCCTGCAATGACGCTGACCTGCTCACGGCTTACCCGGCAGGCGCGGCGACTTATGGGGGCCGGTACGGGGATTACGGCCCGCAGGTGTCGCCCGTCACTGAAGAGTCCATTCTGACGCGCGCGGACGCGCTGGCTTACGCGGATAACTTTTTTCGGGGGTCGGGGCCGTACAAGCGCCCGCCGCTTACCCTTGACGGCGACATGACGCGCTATTACCCAGGCGAAAGCCTGCTGCTGCTCGGCGCAGACGGCCCGGCCCTGATGGACTTGGCCCTGCCGATTGCCCGCGTGGAGCGATCGGGGGCAGACACGCTGCTGACGACCCTGGACATTGAGCGCGAGGCGAGAGACGAGACGCAGGTCATCAACGCGATGATTGACGCCCGGCTTGCCAAAAAAGGGCCGGGGGCGACGGGCGCAAGCGGCGGCGGGTACAGCAGTCAGAGCAACAGCGGGACAGGAATAGCGTCGGGGGCAACCCCGGCGTTTCGCACGACATTGCAGGCCAGCCCTGCCGACCCGACCCTGCACGACGCCTACACTGCCGCGCCGCATGCTTCGCAGGCCAGTCAGGATAGCTGGACGGCCAAGGAGCCGGGCCTGGGCAATCCCTCTGCCAATGGGCAGGTGCTTGGCTCTAACACGGCGGGGGTACGCGGGTGGGTAGACACTTCCCCTGGCACAGCCGCGCCTTTGTGGGGACTTGCCGGCATAGACGCTTCGCCGGGTGGGGTCGCAGCTTTCAACCCCGGTGACATCGCGCCGACATGGAGCGGCTGGTACACCACGCCGGGCGGCGACTTGGCCCTCAGCACTGCCAATGTGCCCCAAACGCCGATTGCTTACGAGCAGAAGGTGATTTTCTACACGCGCCTGAAAGTCGCGGCGGCGAAAACCATCCAAATTACGGTCACAGTGGACAATGCCTGCCGCGTGCTGCTGAACGGCGGGCAGGTTGGCAGCGATGCAAGCGGCAGCGTGCCGCAGACTTATGCTTTGCCTCTGAATCCGGGATGGAACACGCTTGCGCTGTGCTATCAAAACGGTCAGGGCGACTCGTATGTGCTGACCGTGGCAGGCGTGGGAGGCCCGCTGACGACACTGGTTGACCGCATGTCCGGGTATTTGCCTGCTCTGCCGGGGCCGTTTGGGGCCTCGGGGGTAGGCCACGCGGCAGGGTTTGTGCCTGATCCCGGCGCGACGGCAGGCAGCACGCGGTTTCTGCGGGAGGATGGGGGCTGGCAGGTACCGCCGGCGGGGAGCGGCAGTGGGGGCATCACGCTTGTCACTCAACTGCCAGTCGCCTCCGCTTCTACCCGTGACGTTCTGTATCTGCTCGACGGTGCCGGGCGGACGCCGGACAGCCTGTACGTGGGGGTAGAGACGGCGGGCAGTGCGTATCGCCTCGCCAAATTGCCCTTCAGCCTGCTCGCCAATGGCGGCTTTCAGCCGACCTCGATCGCGGGCTGTACGCTGTGGCTCCCCGCCGACGCGCTGACGAGCTACTCAGGCACTGTGCCCGTCCTCAAGTGGCTGGACCTCAGCGGCAACGGCTACGACGCGACTGCGCCCAGCAACCAAGCAGGCATCTATGTGGCGACGGCGCAAAACGGCCTGTCCGCCATCGCGTTCAGCGGCAGTCAATTCTACAGCTCCAATGCCCCGTCCGCGATGCTGCCTTTTACCGTGTTCGCCGTTGTGAAGCCCTCTGTTGTGCCCACAGCAGGCGGGGCAAACCTTGCTATATTCGGTTCGCAGGCTATTGGCGGCATGGAACTGCGCATAGACAGCAACGGCATGGAGGCATTGGCTGAGGGACGGACATCACTCGGTACGGAAGGGACAGGAGCAATCGCGGCAGGAGCCTGGGTATTGCTTGCGATGACCTACGACGGCTCAGGCAACTACGCGTTCTATCGGGGCAACGTCAGCAACGGCACGACGCCTACCAAGACAGGCACAAACACCGCCGCCATCTCAGCGTCTACCGTCGCTGTCGGCCAAAACATCAACAACGGCGGGGAGGGGTTCCAGGGGCAGATCGGGGAGATGATCCAGTATTCGGGTGTGCTATCAAGCACCAACTTTGGGCAGGTAGTCAGCTACCTCAAGTCCAAATGGGCCGTGTGATAGCCTGACATCAGCCTTTGCGAAGCACGGTAACAATCTCAATGCCGTTCTTGATCATTGCCTTGATGTCAAACGGCACATAGGATGCGACACACAGCAGCAGGGCCAGCCACTCGCGCTGTGTCCAAACATTAAAATGGATATGGTCGCCGGGCGTTGTGAGGCGGCGTTCCACGGTTTCGCGGAGTTCGTCGCCTTCCAGATGCCGAGCCACTCGGAAAAACTCTTCGTAGTGCTGCCGCCGTGACCAGGCGGGGCCTTCGGCGTGGTCGCGCAGATGATGCTCCAGCGTCGTGACCGGCCTGTCGCGGTCGAAGGTATACCGCTTGTCCGGTACGGCCAGGAACAGGATGCCGCCGGGCCGCAGCACGCGCAGGTGCTGCTTGAGGGTGCCGATCGGGTCTTCGCAGTGCTCCAGCATATGGTTTGCGATGATAAAGTCCTGAGACGCACCGGCGAAGGTTTGGAGCGTCTGCCCATCGTCGATCACGTCCACCTGCGCCAAAGGCGTTTCTGACAGCTCGGGGTACTCGGCACGCAGCTCTGCCGTGGTTTTCTGGTCAACTTGGACGACCCGCACGCCGGGCGGGACACGGAGAGGCGCATTGAGGCCGCCGATTTCCAGGCCTGCCCCGCGCAGGTAGCGGGCTGCCAATTGTGCCCGCACTTCATAGAGGTCTAAACTCGCGGCCCTGCGCCGGGCATCAATAACCCGCCGAAGTGGACGCGGCAACAAGTGCCCTAACCCTGTTTGTCTGAGTTTCATATTTTTAGTATATCAGAAGAGCGCTTTTATGGCAACCACCGTCAATCCTGGCACGACATTTACCCTCCCTGCTGTCTCGGACGGCGCGGGTTCCGCGGCAATCAACGTTGACTGGGTTGTGTTTCTGCATCCTGACGGCGGGGGTCAAGGGCAAGTCGTTGCGGAGAGCCTCCACCCAAGCGGGTGGGCCGTCGCCCTCTCCACCGACCTGACGCAAATCACTGTGACGGTGCCACCACGGGTCTTGAAAGGTTTATACTCCGCGCACCGCAACGTGCCTGGGGACAATACCCATAGTTATGGCACTTTCTTTTGCGTAGAGTTGCCTGTCCCGCGCAGCATGACGGGCCAAGCACAGTCCGTTCCGCCCGCTATCAACTGGGCCTGGCAACTTTCAGGGAGCCTTACCCCAGACAGCTACAACCTGTATGTAGGCCGCTCTCCCGGCGCTGAAACGCTTCGGCAGGCAGGCATTACTACGCTTCAGTTTTTAGACACCACCGTCGCTACCGGCCTGCCCAACAGTGCCTATGTGACAGCAGTGTACGCAGGAGCGGAAAGCGGTCCCAGCAACCGATTTGTCATCACGGCACGGGAGCCGCCCGTTCCCTGCCCCGGATGCCCGGCTATGTTCTAAGCGGCCGGGGAAACTTAAGCATCAATCAAGCCGCCGGCAAAGAGCCGGGCGGCTTTTGCTTTGCCTACGATAGCTCTAGTTTTGCTTTGCCTACGATAGCTCTAGTTTTGCTTTGCCTACGATAGCTCTAGGGACGAAAGGATACAAACGATGCGCCTAGAACCTTCATGCCGTTCGGAAAGCAAATGAACACACCAGAGATTTACGGGCTAGCAACGGTGTGTTCGGGGTTGTTCGGCGGCATGCTTGCGAACTACTGGGCGGGCCGCAACGGGCAAAAAACGAATGACCTCAAGGCCAGGGAGCTGGCGCAAAGCCTGGCAACCGAGACGCAAAAGATAGCCCGCGAACTCGAAGAAAAGCAATCCCGGTCAGCGGCGGCAGACCGGCAGGAGGACAGAGCGGCGGCGCGCGAGCTACGCGACGAACTGCGGGCCGAGCGCGAGACGGATAGGGCACGGCACGAGGAAGAGCGCACGGAATTGCAAAAACAGATTGACACAGGGTCGGTAGAGCGAGACGTTTTGATTAATTCTGTTTCGGCCATGGAGCGGACAGTGCAAGATTTTGACCATGAACGGGCGAATTACGAGCGGCGTATCAGCGATTTGCAGACAGCGCACGACAAGCAGCGGGAACTAGACAAACAAAAGATAACGGCGCTAGAGCAGCGAGTAGCCGAACTCGAAGCGGAGAACCACCGCGTGAAAGAGAGGCTCAATGGCATCCCATAACGGCACGATGTTTACACTCGCGGCATTCAACCAGGTTGGCCCGGCTGACCTCGTGTGTGCGGGCGAGATCGACCTGCACAACGCGGATGTGTTCGGGACGGCGATTGACGCACTGGCGCCCTCGGACAGCGTTGTCACGATTGACATGAGAGACGTAGCGTTTATGGACAGCGCAGCGATAGTCAAGCTGGTGCGCTACAAGCGGCAGCGTGGCGGGGGCGACTTGCGCCTGCTCGTGCGGGATGGATCACTCGTCCTGCGCGTGCTGATGATCACCCAATTTGTAGACCTGTTTGACGTTGTTGTCTCCGACTGACCCTGCAACCAAACAAAACACAAGCAACCCAACACAACAACAACAGGGGGGAATTATGTCGACACATACGCCTGCACAGGGAGACCGCGTATGCGAAACAGAACATGGCTGGGTGATGAGCGGGCACCCCGGCCACACCGTGTATGTGCCTCGCGATGGACGCTGGCAGTTCAGCGGCGATTTCGTAAAGCCCACGTTCTCGCCGTCCATCAACGAAGGCTCGGCAGGCAGCCGCATCGGGCACCACTTTTTTGTGCGGGACGGCGTGGTGCAGTATCTCAGCGACAAGCCGGACGGCTGTCCCGGCTGCCAGGGACGGTCGGAGTTTTACGCCATTCCTCTGTGGGACGAAGATTAGACACGCGGCCAAAGGCAATGCCGTGTACGCGCAGGTGGTAGCGCTCATCGCCGCCGCCCAAAGCTTGAAAGGCTAGATAATTGAAGAAACTCACCCTCACGCCCTCGCAAAAACATTCGGCGCTTGCGGGGGCCGTCGTTTTGGCGGCGCAGATTGCCAACAATGCCCCCGCCATCATCAGTGCCTTCCCCGGCATCCACTGGCTCACGCAAGCCCTCACGGTATTCGGGCTGGGCGTGACTATGCTTTCGCGCTCGCTGAAAACGGATAAATCGGGCACGGGCACAGGCGTCATCAACGGCGGTCCGGACACGACCGCGCAGGAGGCCCAGGCTGCCGACGCGCAGCAAGTGGCGCAGGCGGCCCGCAGCGCCGCCGAAGCCGGGGCGGAGTCCGCTGTGAATGCTCTGCCCCCGAAGGCTGTCTCGGACGCCGCCGCCACAATCCAACTTGTGCATGCGCTCTGGCCCAACGCCGCGCCTTTCCCTGACCTGTCGCCGGTTTGGAACAGCCAGCTTGCCGCCGCCAAAAACAGTCTCACCGCCCATGCCGAGGCACTTAAAGCCGAGATTGCCAGCACGCCGCTCAATTTGAGCATGACGCAGTTGCGCATGAGCGCGCAGGACATTGCAGATGGGCACAAGGCCATCAGCGAGGCCGCCAAGACGGAGCCTGCCCTCACAGAGGCGCAGGACAGCAAGCCGAGCCTGCTACAAGGCGTCATGGCGCGCATCACAGGCACGGGGGCAGGCGATACCTCCGCAGAAACAACCCCATGAAATCAGAATTATGATGACTGATTGGACACTAGACTACGTGCATCTGCCTGCCGCCGCGCGCGGCCCGCACTGCGTTTCGCTGTACCGGCCCTGTGACACTGACTTCCGCCTGGTGGGGTGGGGCCGGACGCGCGAGGCGGCTTTGGCCGCACTGCGCGAGCGGGCAAGCGAGTACGGGGCCGGGATGCTAATAAACCTAGCCATTGCCGAAGGGCGACTGAGGGAGAATGCATGATTGACCTGAGACACGGCGACTGCCTGGAACTCATGCAGGCTTTGCCTGACGCAAGCATAGATTGTATTGCTACCGACCCGCCTTACTACAGACTAAAACTTTCTGAAGCTTGGGATAGGCAGTGGGGAACAGCAGGCGAGTACCTAGACTGGCTGGGGCTGTGCCTTGCCGAGTTCGCGCGTCTCTTGAAACCAAACGGCTCTTTGTATTTGTTCGCGTCCCCGCAAATGGCGGCGCGTGTGCAAATGAAAGTCGGCGAGCATTTTCACGTTTTGAATGAGATTGTGTGGGTGAAGGTAGCGGGCACGCACAAGCGGCAGTGCCCCGAACGCTCGCGCCGTTACCACCCCCAAACTGAGCGCGTCGTCTTTGCCGAACAGCACGGACAGGCGGGCGACTTTGCCTTGACGGAAGACGGCTTGCGCGGGGACGCGTACGAACCCTTGCGGCTGTGGCTAAAGCAAGAATTTAACCGGGCGGGATGGAAAGCCGACGACCTAAACCGCATTTGCGGCACGGCAAGCATGGCAGGGCGGCATTATACGGCCCGCTCACAATGGGCTTTGCCGACAGAGGCGCACTACCGCGCCTTGCAAGCCGTCGCACCGCCCGGCATTCTGCGTCGTGATTACGAGTGCCTCCGCCGTGAGTATGAGCATTTGCGCCGTGAGTATGAGCATTTGCGCCGTCCGTTCCGGCTCACCTGTTCGGCGGGCATGACCGACGTATGGACGTTTGACACCGTGCAGTACCGGGCAGGCAAGCACCCATGCGAAAAACCAACCGCGCTCCTAGAGCACATGCTGCGGGCATCCGTACGGCCCGGTGGCACGGTTTTTGACCCATTCGCGGGCAGCGGCACAACAGGCGTGGCGGCGGCGCGCTTGCGGCTAAACTTCCTTGGCATGGAGAAAGACGCAACTTATGTCAACATTGCCCGCGCGCGAATTGAAGCCGAAAACACCCTCTTTACTCACTAAAACCCTTCCGTAAAACCCTTCCGTGCTTGACAGCAAGAAAGCAAAACATTATGACCAACCTACTCACCGGAGACGCCTCTACAATCCCGGGATTTCCCACGCTTGACATTGACATCGGCAAGCTGCACGACGCCCTCGCTGTCTGCGAGCATGACGGCGTGACGTACCGGCTGGGGGCCAAAGCGCCTCAGCGTCAGGGCTTCCCGACTTTTGATTACCCGCCCGCTTTCCGGCAGATTGACTGCTCCGGTTTTGCGCGCTGGGCCATGTACCACGCGACGGCGGGGCAGGCGCTGATGCCGGACGGCTCCATGTGCCAGGATGACTGGGCACAGGCGCAGGGTTTTAAGCACCACCCTATTGCGCAGGGGCAGGACTACACGGCAGGCTTAGAGCCGGACGTGTTGTACCTGTGCTTCTGCCGCACAGGAAGCCGTGGCGAGGGCATCGGGCACATATGGGCGGTTTACGGCGGATTCACGTTTGAATCGCATGGCGGCGTGGGGCCGTCGGCACGCTCACCTCACACCAGCGTCTTGGTGCGCATTTGCACGGACGTTTACGCGCTAAAACGCAATGTGCAGATTGCGTGACAACATTTCGCGCGAAATAAAGCCCCCGCTCTTTGCAGAGCGGGGGCATACCTACAGCAGTTCTTTTTATTTTGTTTTCCTGGGCCTGCCGTGCGGGTGAATAACCAACCCGGCCAAATCTTGGGGGCGAATGAGCCAGTCCCGGCCCACTTTAGAGGCCGGGAGCCTGCCTGCTGTGATTAGGGCCTGCACACGCCGCAGAGAAAGACCGAGCTTGTCGGCGGCTTGCTGAGTGGTAATCATTATTCAGTTTTCATCAGACGTTTTTTAACTCTTTGTTTTCCAGGACGACGATCATGCCCATCTCTGCGGGTTTTGGCGTCATGTTAATATCGTGCTGCTCTAGCTTTTTGTGGCGGAACTCTTCGTAGCAGTCGCGACCGCAGAAAAAGTGCTTTTGGCTGCGCTCTTTGTGTCTGCTGAGTTGGCTGTAAAAGAGATTGAGGCAGTTGTCACAGTTTCTTTGGTGCGGCTTTGCACCTGGTGGGAGACCGCTACGCGGCACACGTTTGCGCTCACATGAGATGCAAAGCCTGCCCAAACCATCCGGGCGGCTGCGGTCTCTCCAATATTCTTGGAGCGGGAGTGCCTGTTGACACCCCCGACATATCTTCGTGGTTGTTTCGTCCATCAGTTAACCATTTCGCCTGCCAAATACCGGCGCCCGGCATCCTCGCTGCTGGTGCAGTCTGTCCAGAGGTCGGAGCCGCTCCAGATGACACCTGCCCGTCCTGCTTCGGCCTGGTACAGTACTTGGATGCCTGTATTGTTGGTCTCGCGATAGCCGCCCTCGCTCACGAGGCAGTAGATGTCCATCTCATAGCCGTCTGTGCTTTCGCCCACCACGTCAAAGCGGGTCATGTCCTCAGCGGTGACAGGGCGGGTGGTCTCAAAAGCAAAATCTTGGGTTGTCTCGGTAGTCGTTATGGTCGTTGTCTCCTTTTGCTGAGATGGACTTAGCTAAGCGGCCGCCATAATTTCGCACTCGGTCAAGATAACTTCGCCTGCATCTTCGCCGTACCCGGTTTCAATGCCGCAAACGATGTAAGGGACGCCCATGTAATGATTGCCAGCCTTGATATGCCGAAGTCCACTGGCGGCAATCACGCTTGTACCATTTAGATACTCACCGGTGGGCTGGTCATCGGCCCACACACGAGACTCGCTAAAGACATGACCGACCGGCAAGCCGGCATCATCCCAACGCACACCCCACGTGTACTCGTCAGAGTAATCAGCTTTCAGGGTTTCAATTTGTGCGGCGATGGTTTTCAATGCGGCGGTCATTTCGGTATGTCCTTTTCTCTCTGCTCTCTTATACTGATAATATACCTCATAACGTACATTATTTAACGCATAAAACACTCTTTCGCAAACTATTTTCTGCCCTTTTCCAAACTATTTTTTCGCCCTAGGAACCCCCATGCAAAACATCCCCAAACCCTCGCCCCGCACCTGGCTTGCCTGCGCTTTGACCCTCATTTTGACAATCGCGCTGTGCCTCGCGGCCCGTGCCGCTCCACTGCCGGCACGCCTAATGCAAGCCCGAAATCTTATGCAAGCCCGAAATCTGACGCAAACCCTGCCCCTGGAAATCACTTGGGCCAAAACCCCGGCGGCAAGCGAGCAATCTCTGCGCGTGTGGGTGAGCGGGCGGGGAACAATGCTCTGGTTGCGCCTGCACGGGCTGGAAAACGAGCAGGAGGGGAGCGTGAAAGTGGACGGTGGGGCGTGGACGCCGCTCACCAATAACACTACGACGGCAGACGCTTTTGACGCCAGTTTCGGCGGCATCGGCGGCAATGCCACGGTGGGACTGTCTCTGCCCGCCCGCCTGCCGCTTGGCTGGCACGCGCTGACGTTTCGGTTTGACAAAAGCGTGGACTTTAACTCCGAGTACCGGGTGCTGGCGGTAGACGCGAGGGACGCGGCAGGCAAAAGCG